CCGTAGGTGGCGGTGGTGAGGGTGGAAGTTCTGGAGGTAGTGCTCCGGGAGGAACGAACGGCAAGAGCAGGACACAGTATTCAGGAGGCACAGGAGGGAATTCAGGACCATCAGGATCATCAGGTGCCGGAGGAGGTGGCGGAGGAGCCACAGTGATATTCATTAACGGAGCAGAGGCAGTGGTCGCAGGTGGCGGCGGTGGCGGCGGCGGTGGCGGACTTAACTCCGCAGGCGCAGTGGGAATCAACGCAAACTCGGCCACAGCGAGATCACCAGGCACGCTGGGAGAGAACGGAGCAGGACATTCCGGAGACGGTGGTGCGGGTGGTGCCGGCGGTGGAGGTGCAGATGGCGGAACAGGTGGTTCCGGTGCAACGGCCGACAACGGGGGTACTGGCGGACGTTCAGGATCTGACAACGCGGCAGGCGGCACGGCAGACGCAGGATCAGGTGTGACACCTGGAGGCACTGGTGTGCAGTACTACACTTCGGGAGTTGCAGTGGGAGGTTCAGCGGGCCAGTCAGGCGGCAACGGTAAAGCGGTACTGCTGTTCAACATCGAAGTCAATGCCAAATACAAAGTTTCAGGGGTATGGAAGGACATATCAGACATAAAATACAAAGTTTTAGGTGCATGGAAAGACATCACCGCGGCATACTACAAAGTAGGTGGCACATGGAAAGCTCTATACAACTCAGGAGTAAATTTTACAGAGACAGCGGCAGGATTTGGAGACTCGACGGGTAATACCACTTCGGGCTCAACTGGCTCAACACCGGCTCCACCACCATCAGGAGGAGGAGCAGATCATCCATACGTTGGTCCCGAACCGGATTCGAGGGTCATATGCACTTGGCTGACCAGAAATGGTCTGATGTCCGAAGAGGACCTGCTGATAGACAACATCTATTCTGTGAAACATGTCTCTGAAAGCACAAAAATTGGTTACTGGTTCTGGGCGGTGCCATACGTGAGATTCATGGACAATCAACATAGGAAAGATACAAAATTTTCAAGATATTTGGTGAGATTCTCAAAAGCATTAGCACAATCTCGTACCAACGAGATCAAACGTGAAATGGGATATGTGCATGATCATGACTACCTAGGCAAAACCACAAGATTTATAGGTGAAAATCTGTGTACAGCACTGGGATTTGTGCTCAAACCGTTCATAAAACAGAGATACACACGATGGTTGGAAGAGACTGATCCACGTAAAATGGATTGGTAGTAAATACACAAGGAGGACAAAATGGCAACAACAAAACAGGACGTAGCAGATTACATAAACAGCAATCTCGGCACACTAACTGCGGAAGAAATCGCAAAGATAGACGAGAAGATGAACCCCGAAGTGGCAGAGATACTGATAAAATTACTGGGAGACGTGAGTTTTTTGGTCGAAGTAAGGGACAATAAATCTAACTAGAAATGGCATACAAGATTAACAACACATTTGGAACCTTGTTGGTCACGCTGGCGGACGGAACAATTGACGTAGCGACCACTGACCTCGCATTGTTTGGGAAAGGATATGCGGGTTTCGGAGAGAGGCTGAATGAGAACCTTGTCAAACTCCTAGAGAACTTCAACAACACCACGGCACCTTCTAACAAGATACAGGGACAACTTTGGTTCGATCAAACCAATAAACGAATCAACGTGTGGACAGGTGACAAATGGAAACCAGCAGGAGGTCCTGCCAATTCAACCACCGCACCAACTAACGCGGTACAAGGCGACCTATGGTTCGACACAACAAATAATCAACTTTACGTGTACACAGGTTCTGCTTGGACACTTATTGGTCCAACAACGGTGGCGGGTTCAGGTGTCACTGCTGTGATACCAGAAACAGTAAAGGACAGCACAGGTGTCAACAGATCGATACTCAAATTGGTTTCCAATGACTCGGTAGTGGGTGTGGTATCCGACCTTGCATTCACTCCTAGTTCAACTGACACAACATCTGCCGCATTGATATCAGCGGGTTTTGCCACAGTGGCACAAGGTATACAACTTTCAAGCACAGTGTCGAGTGCCAAGTTCAGAGGAACGGCAACAGATGCAGACGGATTGGGTGGTGTAGCGGCATCCAGTTTCTTGAGGTCAGACCAATCGGACACCACAACAGGTAGATTGACAGTGCAGACAGATGACGGTATAAGACTTGGTGCAGGTAATGATGTAACAATGACATTGTCAAGTGATGATTTTACCATAGCACAGACCACACAGGACAAGGACATTATATTCACGGTCAACGATGGCGGTACCACGAAAGAGGCATTAAGGATCACAGGATCAACGGGTAGGATAGAACATCTTAGGGTAGGTGATCTCACAGTTGACGGCACCAGCACGGTGATCAACACAAGCACATTGAGTGTCGAGGACAACATAATAGAATTGAACAGGAACATATCATCCAACGCCGGAATGCCAAACTACACTGGACTAAAAGTCAACAGGGGAGAGACTTCGGTGTCAACGGAACAGAACCTGTACTGGGTGTGGGACGAGACCTACGCAAACGATGAGTCAACAGGTGATGATACTGGTCCCGCTGGAGGTGCCTGGACAGCGTTCAGGTCATCTGACACAGACACGGAATTGGAAGCACCCACACTGGTGGACATCAGGGCCAACATAATCCATGCCACATCAACAGCGGCCAGATATGCAGACCTGGCGGAAAGATACAAGGCAGACATGCAACTGGAAGTGGGAGATGTGGTGATTTTAGGCGGTCAAGAGGAGATAACCAAGTGCGATGATGAACTTTCAGATGCTGTATTTGGTGTGATTTCAGAATCACCGGCGTTTTTGATGAATGCACAGGCGGGAAACAACGATTCACACCCCATGGTGGCACTGAAAGGACGTGTGATGGTGAAATTGCGAGGTACAGGAAAGGCGGGAGATCGTGTGGTTTCAGCAGGCAACGGCGAGGCACGTGTGGCCGACCTGGAAGAATGTACCGCTTTTAACACTCTGGGCAGACTGCTTAAGGATAAATACAACAAAGAAACAGCACTAACAGAATGCGTTATAGGAGTTAAATAATTTTATGGCATACGTAGCAGGTGATACAATTTTAGACGACGAGTACAACGCTTTCGTCAACAACAGTTCAAGTCCATTCGGATACAATCATATCGCAGGCACAGGAAGCCTAAATTATGGACTGGGACAGACAGAGATTACAACAGTTTCCCCAGGCAATACCATCAATGCATCTCAGTGGAACAGTCTATTCACAGGGTTGGACAACATTGCCAATCACACAAATCAATCAACCTTCGTGGGAAGAGCAGTATCAGCCGGTGACAATATCAATATAGCGTCGGCCATAGCGACGGACCTGTCAACGCTTGCCACGGCGGTCGCGGCAGGATCAACAGGCGCAACTGCAAAAACCACATCTTCGGCACTGCAGACGGTGACCACAGGTTCGGAGGGTTGGGACAACACGGCCTTCCAGGAAGTTTCAGTGAGTTTCTCCAATGCCAATCAGATGAGATGGTTCTTCAACGCTGGCGGCAAGGTAAGGATCACGGTTGGGGCCACAGCGGCATCAACGAGTGCCAAGGACACGGCCTTCGTAGGACTGGGTAATGCTACTGGCAACCTTGACATAGGATCACAGTCCACAACGAGATCAGGTTCAGGACACACGACCACCACCAACGGTCTCGCCAACGGTTTCTATGACCTAGGAACAGGTTACACCACACTGCTCCTACTGACACAGAGCAGTTACGCGGCCTACAACGCAAACACCCTTAAAATTGAAGCCAAGTTGGACGCGGCTCCAGGATCAGCCACGAAGATATTCGTCAAGATGACAGCCTCGGATGCGGCGGCGGACACACAGTTCACAAGTGGTAACACATCAAGCATTCCGGTCGGTATCAAGGACACACCAAAAATGGTGACCACACTGTTTACCATAAATCCAACCACCGCGGAAGGTCTTAGCGTGGTTTACACACCAAGCACTACGGCCACGGAACAAAACGGTACCACTTAAGATATTTTTTTACTCCAATTGATTTTGGACCATAATTATGTTATAATTGTGGTATGAACATAGATCAATTGAAAGAGCTATCCAGACAGAGTTTCGACTTCAACACACAGAAGGCCAACGCCCTCAGGAAAGCACAATCCGATCAGGTACTTGTGTATCAGAACCACATCTTCCGTGCTGATCCCGAGACCATATGTCTTGTGAAGACGGCGTCGGAGGGTGGGAAAAGTTTTTTCATTCTCGACTCAAACTCAAACCCTGTGGAGATCAAAGAGCCAACTGAGTTCCTTGACCTTTTATTGAAGAAAAACCAATCAGCACTCAACGCCTATCACCAACTATACCAAGACATCAGAAACAGAAAGGTGTGATGACTACAGGAGTACTGCTTTACTGTTTTGATACCAGTCAGGTGGCATACAGCAAAATAACTGAACGCTGTGTTGCACTGATCAAAAAGCATTTGAAATTGCCCATCACTGTCGTGACAAACTGGGACACCTATAAGAACTTTGGTCCCATGGGAATGATCAATTACAAGATCATGGACAACGAAACAAACAACACCAAGTTGGGCAAACCATGGTACAACCTCGAAAGGCACATGGCCTATGATCACTCACCATACGACCTCACGGTGGTCATGGATGTGGATTATTTCTGTTACTCGGATAAGTTGTTGAGATTAGCAAACACAGAAAGTGATTTCCTAGTACACAAGGATGCACACGATGTGATCAAAAGTGAGAAAATGGAATACCACAGAGATGCGATGCTCGATCTTGTATGGGCCACGGTCTTGATTTTCAGAAAAACACCAAGGACCAAGGCCATATTTGATACGGTCAGATTGGTCAAACAAAATTATGTGCATTACTGTAATCTATACAGGATCACATATCCAAATTTCCGTAATGATTACGCATTCGCAATCGCCTTGAATCAGATATCTGGTCACGGTGATTATGACATCATACCCGACAGCATCGCCACCGTCCCTGCTGATGCCGAAATTTTGAACCTAGAGGAAAACGGTGCGGTTGTGAGATGGAAAGACATAACAGTCAAACTGTGTGATCAAGATCTGCATTTTTTAACCAAGGAGGTGGCCAATGTCTAAGGGATTTGTCTGGTTCTGCCAGAACAGCACTGAAACAGACTATTCAAAATTATCATGTGAATTGGCAAGGACGTTGAAAAAACACAACAAGGAAAATAATGTGTGTGTGATAGTGGACAAAGACAGCGTGTTCAAGAGCGAACACGTTGATGTAGTCAAAGTCTTGACCAACGACGATGCACAGGATCATGTGAAAAAGTTCGCAAACGAATATCAAGTTTTTCAACTCACGCCATTTACACACACCATAAAACTTGAAGCGGACATGTTATGGAACACCAATACCGATTGGTGGTGGTACTATCTGTGGCAACATGATCTAGTGTTCTCGATTGATTGTTTTGATTACAAAGAGAAGAGAGTGAAGGACAAAGAATACAGGCCTTTTCATGCAAAAAATTTCCTGCCAAACTTGTACAATGGAATGACATATTTCCGTAGAAGCATGTTTGCAAAAAAATTTTATGATACGTGCGGAGCGATTGTAAAAAATTGGAATTTTGTAAGGCAAAATCTTCTAGTAAATTGTTTCGACCAGTTGCCAACTACAGACGTGGTGTATGCTCTTGCGTACAGGATTATTGATCCCGCCTGTGAACAACTGCTTGACTACCCATGGTTCAAGTTCATACACAACAAGCCGGCTGTCCATCAGGGCACATTCAACTACGATCCTAGCAACTACTACTATCCAATGAGGATAGATGATGCTTTGTTCTTTGGAGAAAGAAAGGTAACTGCACCACTTCATTACTTCTACAAAAATTTCTTGGAGGTGTTAGATGCAAGAACTGTTTAAGGCATTCGCAGATCTACCAAAACGGTCCGTGAAAAGACATTTGGTAAAGATACAGGGCAAGGAAGTGGAAGTGTCGCTGAATGAAAAATTGGAGATTATAAACAACGGAGAGAACAATTACGTCCTTCAGGGGGGAAAGCCCGTCAAGGTGGAAAGAAAGATAGATAGGAACGTGTTTCCTGAAATTGAAAATTTGAAATCAGATCCGTTCTGGCCAAAAGAGAGTTTTACATGGAAAAGATCAGAATAACAGATTTGGATTTTGTGTTCATCAGTTTCGATGAACCCAACAAGGACTACAACTACGCTGACCTGGTGAACAAGGTGCCTTGGGCCAAGCGTGTGGATGGCGTGGTGGGATTTGACTCCGCACACAAGGCCGCGGCAGAGATAGCAGAAACAGATTTTTTCATCAGTGTTGACGGAGACAACATCATAGACGAAAGTTTCTTGCTACAAACACTGGACTGGACCAAGACAGACAGGAAAGCAGTACACAGGTGGAGGGCAAAAAACAGCATCAACGGCCTTGTCTATGGTAACGGTGGACTTGTAGGATGGGATAAAGAAACTTGCTTGACCATGCATACGCACGAAAATGCCAAAGATCCACGTGCCAAATTGGATTTCTGTTGGACGGTCAAACACGAGAACCTACACAACTGCTATTCCGAGACAGTGATGAATGCAACACCGAGACAGGCATTCGTGGCCGGCTACAGGGAGGGTGTAAAGATGAGTCTCGAACAGGGTATGAGGATAGAACCAGGTGATTTCAGCAAGAAGATCTGGCCATCCAATCTTAAGAATTTAGTGACATGGATGTCGGTCGGGGCAGACGTGGATAATGGCAAATACGCCATGTTGGGTGCAAGGATCGGCTGTTATGCCACAACACTGGATAAGAATGACGTTGAGCAGATATCTGACCTCCGGGGCATGAAGCAGGTGTATCAAAAACACCTGGAAGATCACATGTTCGATTTGGATGAGGATATACGATTGTACGGCGAAAGCCTACGCAACCAGTTGGACATACCAGTGGCGGAGTTGGGAGCAGAACAAAGTAGGTTCTTCAAATTTTGCATGCCACAACACATCAACAAGGGGGTGCAAGATCGTGAGTACAAGTGATTACAAGGCAGACGCACTGAGGGCCAAGGACAAGTTGTCCACAGTATCGCCCACCATGTGCCTGGCCAAATGGAACCAGACGTCACTGCACTTGCCAACAGGACTGACCAACAGTTGTTATCATCCACCATTGCACAGGATAGACGAAGGCATGCTGAAGGACAACCCGGCCGCACTGCACAACACACACGAGAAACTGCAGGAACGTGCCATGATGCTGGACGGCGACAAGCCAGGTGGCTGTAGTTACTGCTGGAACATAGAGAAGACCGGCGAGATGTCGGACAGGCACTACCGTTCGGGGGAACCATGGGCAATGCAGGACTTCGATGACATAAGGAAGAACCCCATAGATGAAAAGTGGACACCCAGGTACGTAGAGGTCAACTTCAACAACGCCTGCAACTTCAAGTGCAGTTATTGTAGTCCACAGTTCTCGACCACGTGGGGCAAGGAGGTGGACAGGTACGGAGAATATCCCACATCTCCGCCCCACAACGCACCAGAGCATTTCCAGGGCAGGCGAAGGCCTATCCCGCACAGGGATGACAACCCATACGTGACCGCTTTCTGGCGATGGTGGCCTACGCTGTACAAGAACCTCAAGCACTTCCGTATGACCGGTGGTGAACCCATGATGGACAAGAACACCTACAAGGTGTTCCAGTACATAATCGATAATCCCAAACAGGACCTACATCTCAATGTAACCAGCAACATGTGTCCTCCAGAAAAGAAACTCAAGGAGAAGTACTTCAACATGGCACAGGAGATATGTATGCAGGAAAAGGTGGAACACATGATGCAGTTCGTGAGTGTTGATGCATACGGTAAACGTGCGGAGTACATCAGGGACGGGTTGGACTTCAACTACATGATGGACAACGTGGAGGAGTTCCTGGATAGGATACCTGGCCGTAACTCTATCACATTCATATGCACATACAACAACCTCAGCATAACAAGTATGGACAAACTGCTGGAGAAGATACTGGAACTGCGTACCAAGTACTCAAAGACCTATCAGAGGGTGTGGTTCGACGTGCCATTGCTGAGGCAACCCGCATGGCAACAAATCACCTTGTTACCAGAGTCATATCAGAGTATACATGAGGACAACATAAAGTACATGCAGGATAATTCCGGTGAAGACAATGGTCTACACATATTCAAGGATTTTGAGATCCAGAAGATGCAGAGGAACCTCGCATATTGGCGCGAAAACGCTGACGCAAGTACGCAAAACAAAAAAAACTTTTACGCTTTCTTTAACGAGCACGACCGCAGACGTCTCACAAGGTTCTTGAACACATTCCCCGAGATGGAGGAGTTCTGGGAGGAGTGCAAGAATGCATAATATTATCGCTCACGGTTGCAGTTTCACAAGGTACAAGTGGCCTTGCTGGCCTAAGTTCGTGACATGGTTTAATAGCGGAACAATAATGAAAAACGAAGGCAGGTCAGGTAGCGGAAATGAAACAATATCACGTGCGGTCATCAACAGCGCCATGAAATACAAAAACATAAGACACATGTACATAATGTGGTCTGGCACAGACAGGTATGAAATAATAACGAAAGATAAAAGCGAATATGAACTAAAAGAAAATATGACCTATAATGTATGGAATGAGGATTTTAGGTGGAGTACCTGGTATGGCGGACATCCTGAACAGGACAAGCACGAGTACTACAGGCGCTATTTCTGGAATGAAGAACACCAATATTACAGGACATTGGAACACATACACAGGACACAGATGTTCCTAGACAACAAAAAAATCCATTACACAATGATGTTATTCAACAAGGACGTGTTACGTGATAACTTTTACAGTGAAAGTGAAAAAGCATTGTACAACATGATAGATTGGAGTAAGTTCCTTTTCTATAAGGATAGAAAAGGCCTATGGGAATTTGCAGAGGATAATTACAAGGAATACTACATGCCTGGAGATACACATCCTCCACCCATAGCACACTATCACTGGGTGAAAGACATAATGTTCCAGAGCAACATGCTCTGCCCACAAGACGAATACGACAAACTGAAAAATTACTTTGAGGAACCAGATGAACGATCTTGAATATAAGAAAAAGATACTAGACACAAAGAGCGCCAGTTTTTGTGGAGCAAAATGGTACAACGCCACAATTTGGTTAGGTTCAGGAATGACTACCAGTTGTCACCATCCGTTGCCGCACAGGATTGACCTAGAAGAAATAAAAAACAATCCAAGTGCAATACACAACACACAACAGAAAAAAGAACAACGAAGGCAGATGCAGTGTGGAGAAAGACCCGCAGGTTGCGAGTACTGTTGGAAGATAGAGGATGTGGGCAGAGACAACATCAGCGATAGGGTTTATAAATCAAAGATATTCACAAATGATGACTTAAACAAGGCATTCAAAAATGACCACAACGACAACGTGAATTTGAAAACATTAGAGATAGCATTTGACAGGACCTGCAATTTCGCTTGTACATACTGCAATCCAGCATTCAGTTCAACATGGGCAAACAACATAAAGCAAAAAGGGCCATACACAGGACTTGAGACAGATGGCAGGAATCATTTCACTCACACACACGATTCTGCCGAACCATACAAGAAAGACGAGGTAAATCCTTATGTTGAAGCGTTTTACAAATGGTGGGAATCCGACCTGCATAGAACACTTGACGAACTGAGGATCACAGGAGGAGAACCAATGATGTCTCCTAATCTTTGGCGCCTATTGGACTGGATAGAAACACAAGGTGACAAGATGAATCCCAACATGGTGATAGCGATCAACAGCAACCTAGGTGCAAAGCAGAGCATAATTGACAGATTCAAATACAAACTTAAAAAATTTGATAAGTTTGAACTCTACACTAGTTGTGAGGCCACATTCACACAGGCGGAATACATCCGTGACGGATTAGACTACGGTGCATGGCATTCAAACATGTTGCACATGATGGTAGACAAGGTACCACGTGCCATACACAACATGGCCACAATAAATGCATTGTGTCTTGAATCACTGCCACAGTTCTTGGAAAAGATAATCTGGTTCAAAAACGCCGGCAAAGTGTATGGTCCTAGCATCAACTTCACATTGAACATACTTAGGTTTCCTAGTTTCCAGTCGCCCCTAGTACTACCAGATGATCTCAGGAATAAATTCAAGAGCGACCTTGAAAAGTTCTTAACTAATAACAGTAAATGGCTGGAGAGCATGGAAATAGATCACACACAAAGATTAATCGATTACTTGGATGTTGTGAAAACACCGCATGCGGGTGCGGCCGAGCAGAGTAAACTACAACGAGATTTTAAAGCATTTTACAGTCAATACGACAAAAGATCAGGAAAGGATTTTGAAAAGACTTTCCCAATAATAGGAGAATGGTATCGTGGCATATGAGTACGGAGCCAAAGAGCCCGAAAAACTAAAGATTAACGACATGACTCCCAGGGAAAAGGAGTTGCTGATAGAAAGTGACACATTCTGCATGATGCCGTGGCTTCACTTGCACGCCTTTCCAGATGGTAGGGCATTCCCTTGCTGTTTTGGTCTAGACAACCATCCCGTAGGAAACTTGAACAAGGATTCCATGGAGACTGTGTTCAATGGACCCGACATGAAAGAGATGCGTGTCAACATGCTGAACAACAAGAAGAGCAAACAGTGTGTCAAGTGTTATGACCAGGAGAAGTCGGGTTTCTTCTCACTGCGTTTGAGCTCTAACAAGCATTTTGGACACAACATAGGTATGACAGAGAACACAAAAGCAGATGGCACAGCAGACTTTGTCATCAAGTACTGGGATATAAGGTTCAGCAACTTGTGTAACCTAGCGTGTAGAAGTTGTGGTACATGGTTCAGTTCAAATTGGTATGAAGATCATAAAAAATTGAATGGAGGCCCTCCCGGACATGCAAAAATCATAAGAGTGGGTAGAACAGCAGACGACATATGGGAGCAGATGTTAGAACAGTTCGATCATGTTGAGCAGTTCTACTTTGCGGGAGGCGAACCACTTATAATGGAAGAACACTACAGGATATTGAAAGAGCTAGACAAACGTAAGATGTATCACGTGAGATTGATCTACAACACAAACTTTACTAGACTTAAATTCAAAGACATGGATGTGTTGGAACTCTGGAACAAGTTTGACTCAGTGTCCATAGGAGCCAGCCTAGATGCAGAAGGCGACAGAGCAGAATACATGCGTAAAGGAACAGTGTGGAAAGATGTGGTGGCCAACAGGAAACGTATGCTAGAAGTATGTTCCCAGGTTGATTTCTACATATCAAGCACGGTAGGGCTTATCAACTCATTGCACATTGTTGATTTCCATAGAAGTTGGGTGGACCAAGGATTGTTGAAACCACAGGACTTCAATTTTAATTTGTTACAGTATCCGTTTGCACAGAGGATTGATCTTTTACCAGATAGTTTCAAACAAAAAGTCAAAGAGAAATACGAGAAACACATAGAATGGTTACGTCCGTTGGACAATCTAACAAGGGCCACAAAGGGCTTTGAGGCAGGGTTAGATTACATGATGAGAAGAAATAATTCTAAAGATATAAATCAGTTCAAAGAAACAATGCAGAGGATGGACGTCATTAGGAATGAAGACATAGTCAAAACTTTCCCAGAACTTGCGGAACTCTATGAAACGGATTAAACCGAGTGAAGGAAATAAAACCTTCTGCATGGCTCCTTGGACACACACGTACCTTTCACCGCAGACAGAAAGACGTATGTGCTGTGCATCCAGAGAGCCTGCACAGAGTTTCAGGCAGTACATAGACACAGGCAATGACGCCAAAGAATACAAACCACTGACACTGAAGGAACATTGGAATTCAGATCACATGCGATCTGTCAGACTGCGTATGATGGCAGGTGATGAATTATCTGAATGTGAAGTGTGTGATCATAAACTGTTGAACACAGATGTGTATAGGTCATACTGGAATCAGTTATTCAAACACAAAATAGACGAAGCGTTTGACAGTACAGACGGAACAGGGGCGACCACTATGCCAACCATCAGTTTTGATTACAGGTTCAATAACCTATGCAACTTCAAATGTAGGATGTGTGGAGACATGTTGAGTTCGAGTTGGGAAGCGGAGTCAAGGAAACACAAAACATGGACGAAAGAATCACAGCCATGGATGGCGTCACCATTGCGAGAACAGATAACGAAGTTCCAGGACACACAGGTTGTGCAAGAGTTCGTTGAAGCGGTAGAAACAAAAACCATAAAAGAAATATACTGGTGTGGTGGAGAACCTCTGATGTGGGATATGCATTGGAAGGCCATGCAGAGGATAATAGAACTGGGATTCGCCAAAGAAGTGTATGTGAGATACAACACGAATCTAAGCAGGACTTCCTTCAAAGGAATCAAATTGTTTGACCTACTGCCACAGTTTCAGGACTGGCAGATATGTTCATCACTGGATGGAACGGGAGAAGTAGGGGAGTACATCAGGGACGGATTGAACTACGAACAGTGGTTAGAAAATTTTAAAGAAGGACTTGCAGTTGCAAAAACATCTAGGGAAATGAGATTGGACTACACTATAACAATGCCTGGTTTACTGGAACTTAAAAAAATGTTTGATCTAAGCAGAGAGCTGGACACAGAGATACTGACAAAAGTCATGTTTACTTTTAGCAATGATGAGATTTTGAGTCCACTTTCTCTACCAAAACACCTATTGGAAACACTAATAGACGAAGCACTAGACTACATGGAACCACTTACCACGCGAAAGCAAAGATCATTGATAGATGTTTTAAAGAATCTGAGACAGAGACAAACATTCGTTCCTACAAAAAAAGGCAAACAAAGACAAGAACGCATTGACAAGATCAGGAGACAAGATATAACAAAGATATTGAGCAGAGACGAAAGGGTGTTGGATTGGTGGACAAGTATATAAAATCAAATGTGTGCCCGTTGCCATGGACGCACCTAGAAGTTGATGTTAACGGTGGTGCCTCGCCTTGTTGTCTGTACAAGGGCAGTGTGCCTGGTGTGAAAGTTTACAAACAGAGTTTGAAATCCATACAAGACACAGAATACATGGCGGGACTACGTGAACAGTTCAGGAATGGTGAACGCCCTGCTGGTTGCCAGAGCTGTTGGCAGGAGGAAGATGCAGGCAAGACTTCGAAGAGACAAAATTCTATTTACAAAATGCGTAGCAGTCTACAAAACTGGACCCCCAATAGCGAGCCAACCCTAAAATTTATTGACTTTAAGTTGGGAAATGTGTGCAATCTTAAGTGTAGGATATGTGGATCATGGAGTTCCTCGAAGTGGGCCCAGGAAGAAATAGATTACGAGACGGCCAAAGGCGGAGACAACCCACTGGCAAGGATGCAACTCAAGGAAGGCGGCTGGCCAAAACGTAACCCACAATTTTTTGAGGAGTTGCAGGAGGATCTAAAACACGTGGAGTACTTCGAGTTCACAGGCGGCGAGCCGTTCATGATCCGAGATCATTTCAAGATTCTGATGCACTGTGTGGAGAAGGGTTATGCCAAGAACATAGACATACACTACAACACCAACGGCACACAGTTGCCACCTAAGGACATATTCGACCTGTGGAGTTACTTCAAGCACGTTGAAGTGGCCTTCAGCATTGATGACGTGGGAGAACCTTTCGAATACCAGAGACATCCTGCCAAGTGGAGGGAAGTGAATCAGAATCTGATCAAGTTCAAGGAAATGAAGACGGCAAACATGGACTTCCAGATATGTTCTACGGTGAGTATTTTCAACGTGTTCAACTGGGCCAAGATGGCACTGTGGGTGGCACAGTTCCAACCCAAGTTCTTCTATGTGAACACCTGCTTTGATCCAGTTGTGTTCAACATACAGACATTGCCCAGGCAGGTCAAGGACATAGTGGTGGACAGGTATCACATGCTGACTGACTACCAGCCCAGCATCAGGTTCATGAATGCCGCGGACAGGGATACACCAGAGATACGAGCAGAAAGGAAAAGAAGAATATTACAAACAGATGCATACAGGAAAGAAAATTTTGGAGACATGTTTCCACTTTTAAATAACATACTGAAGATATATGAGTAAGAAAGTAATTATAGGAGGTTGCAGTTTCACGCTAGGGAATGAACTCTCGGATGATGTGGACGGCAAGACACCATCCAAGAAGACATGGGCCTATAGGCTGACAGAAGCAACATACGATGACTACATATGCACTGCGTCTGGTGGAGCAGGCAACAGTGCTATAGCACGTAGGACATTCAAGGCCGTGTCACAGAACAGTGACGTTGATTGTGTGCTGGTCATGTGGAGTTTTCTCTCTCGTTATGATTGGGCCATGCCCAGGAATGAAATGTTAGAGGACACAAGGTGGACAAGTATCTCTCCATGGGACACAACAGGCGGAAACGTGGAAGCATTTAGGACAATGCAGGGATCAGAAACACAGCAGGAGCAATGGAAAACCAGACAAAACAACATGCTAGAATCTGGGGTAAAACCTTTTGCCGAGGCCATATACAAATATGCGGCCAACCAGTACCATGAGACCTACCTCAGTTGGAAGAGCATTATCTGGTTGCAGAACATCCTAGAGAAGAAAAAAATACCATACATGTTCACGATGGCCGACAATAGCCTCTTCTATGACGAGTTGAAACACCATAAAGATCAAGACAGTCTTTTGATGGGTCTCCACAACGAGATAGACTTTACCAAATGGTATAGTTTTGGAGAGAGGATGATGGGTTTCAATCAATGGGCATTATTGAATGACTATCCACGTGGCACCACACATCCACTTGACGAGGCACACCAAGATGCTGTAAAATTAATGTTACCAACTTTTAACAAACTGATAGGAGACAGATAATGTTCACTTGGATAAAGAACCTGATCAACAAGATCAAACAAGAGATCAAGTACAGGAAGAGACTCAAAGAGTTAAAGAAGAAAGACCCATTCATATACAAATAGGATGGTGCTCAAAAAAATCAAGAAAGCGTTGGAAAAGACGCCCCAGTTCGAACTGATCGAACTGCCGTACATAGATGTCACGGAAGATCCTGTGCGACCTGAACTGAGCCTGGAGTTCAGACAGGCCTACGGCAGGAAGATATATGGCATCAAGGACGAGGAGGGCGACATAGCGGCCGTCATGTGTTTCGCATTCACACACGGTATCCCCAAGAGCGTGGAGGAGATGGACACCATGAGCAAGGACGCCGCCATGCAGGCCATACACAGGGCAGGACAACAGGGTTCTATAGCGATAGCCTACACGGTGTGGGCCAAGAAGAAAGGTGGTGGAAAGCACATGGTCAATGAGGTGTACAAGATGATCAAACAATCAAACCATCTCAACAGATTGATCACATTGAGTCCTCTCACGGACATGGCACGTAAGTTTCATCTCAAGAACGGAGCCAAGGAAGTGCAGGTCAACCTCACAACACAGAATTTCGAGTACGACGTAGAGTTGAATGATTGGGAGAAGTTGAGGGACAGGGCGAAAGGATGGTTCAATATCAAATGAACTGTTTAGGACTGTTCTTGGCACTGTCAATGCATGTTGGTCTGGAGGCGGATTACAACAACATTCATCCACACGCAAGGTGCACAGTGGACAACAAGATAGCCGGTGTGTATTACAACTCCGAGGACAGGATCAGCACATATGTTGGCAGGGAGTTTGAGTTGGACGAACACTGGACACTGGAACTTGGATTGGTCACTGGATACAAGTCGGAGGACATAATGCCAATGATAAGATACAAGGCAGGAGGATTGTTTATCTCTCCAGCATACGAGAAGCACAACGGCGAAGAGAATTACGGTGTAGTGATAGGTTGGGAGATCGGCAAATGAGAATACTAGGAATCAACTGCATGAACCATGATGCCGCCATGGCTGTAGTGGACTACAGTTCGGGCACGGGAGAAATATTATGGGCGGCTCATAGTGAGAGATACAGCAAAGTCAAGAACGATCACTACCTGAATCAGAAGATAGTGGACGAGGCCAACACGTTTGGTCCTTTCGACAAAGTGGTGTACTACGAGAAACCCTTGCTTAAAAAAACGAGACAGTTCTACGCAGGACAGTATGGCATGGCCATGAGTTACACGGAGATGCCACAATGGCATCTGGATCACTTTGGCATTAAGATAGACGAGTACGTCAAACACCACGACTCACACGCCGCGGCAGGGTACTTCACATCACCGTTCAAGGACGAGGGTGCGACCATACTGACAGTGGATGCGATAGGAGAATGGGACACCGTTTCCATATCAACAGCATATAACAATCACATAGAAAGAAAAGAAACCATACAGTATCCACACAGTGTAGGAATACTGTACAGTGCATTCACACATCGTTGTGGACTCAAGCCTGCGGAAGAGGAATACATTCTGATGGGCATGGCGGCGTATGGAACACCCAAGTACAAACAAAAGATATATGACGACTTCGTAGAGCAGTCACCGTTCAAACTTAAAAAAAATTTACACAGGGGACTGAGAGACTGGGAACCAAACGCAGACGTGATGGACATAGCGGCCAGCATACAGGCAGTCACAGAAGAACTACTTGCTGACCTTTGGGCTAGGGCATCCAAGTATGGCAGTAGGAACTTGGTGTATGCAGGCGGAGTGGCACTCAATTGTGCCGCGAACAGGGTATTGGCCAACATGGAATTGTTTGACAACATATGGATCATACCAAATCCTGGAGATGCAGGATCCAGCCTGGGCTGTATAGCCGCACATGAGAAAAAGCATCTTGATTGGCAACACCCATTCCTTGGACACAACATAGATGGGGAGTATCCCGTGGATGCACTCATAAAAGAATTGAAAGAAAACAAGATGGTGGGAGTAGCAAGTGGTAGGGCGGAGTTTGGTCCGAGAGCACTTGGTAATAGATCACTGCTGGCAGACCCCAGGGGTGAGGACATCAAGGATTTGGTAAACTCGATTAAGAAAAGGCAGAAGTTCAGACCGTTTGCTCCGGCCATATTAGAGGAGGATGTAAACGAGTATTTCACCCTACCTAAAGCAGTTCAAAACACACCTTATATGCAATTTACAGCGGCGTGTACGCATGGTAAAGACTTCCCTGCCATAATACATCATGATCACACAAGTAGGGTTCAAACGGTGCGTAAGACGGATAATCCAGGGTTTCATGCGTTGTTAACAGAATGGAAAAAACAGACTGGTTGCCCAATACTTTTAAACACAAGTTTGAACATAAAAGGACAACCGATAGTGAATGATAGAGACGATGGTAAAGCGTTTACCAACAAATACGGAGTGAAAGTACTAGGATGAAATATTTAATCGTGTTATTATTAGTGGTAGGGTGCGGGATCAAACCCAGTGCCAGTTGTGACGTAGATTTTAACAAAGAAACAATGAAAGAGATCAAAGACAGTTGTGTTGAGAATCCACAGGTCGAAATAAAGAAGGAGTTTTGATGAAATATTTAATAACAGGCGGACTGGGATTCATTGGGTCAAAAATAATTGAGAAACTTTCCAATGAAGGACACAGCATAACTTGTGTGGACAACGAGGACACATACGACATACTGACAAAGGTGGAGTTGAACAAACTTGTTGCATGGAGGACACGTAATTGGATAAACAGGAACGTGAACGTGATCAAGGGTGACATACTTGATAGGATGGTATGCCTTAAAGCCTTTAGTCATCGTCCTGACGTTGTGATACATCTGGCCACCTATCCTAGGGCTAAGATAGTAGAACAGGATCCAATAAATGGCATACCCAAGGTGATTGGCACGACAACCAACCTACTATGGCATGCCGCTGAATTCAACACAAAGAAATTTGTTTACATCAGCAGTAGCATGGTTTACGGAGATTTCATTGACGGAACACGGGAGGAGTCAAACACCAAACCACAGAACATATACGGTGAGGCCAAACTGACTGGCGAGAGGTTAACGAAACTGTTCGCCAAGCGTGATGGTTTGAACTACACGATAGTGAGGCCCAGTGGTGTGTACGGTCCCGGCGATCTTCCAGATAGGGTGGTCTCTAAATTCTTTCACCAAGCGATGAACAATGAAACCATTGAATTGCATAACGGACAAAATAAAGTTGATTTCACATACAGGCAGGATGCCGCATATGGAATAATACAAGCGGCCAACTCCGAGGTAGCCAACACAAGTTTTAACATAACCGCCGGCAATGCAACCAGCCTTAGGGATCTGGCGGAGACCATAATAGAGATCACAGGCAGTAACTCTGAAATAAAGGACATAGGTATGCAAAAACTGTATCCAATGCGTGGCACATTAGACATCAGCAGAGCAAAGGATCTACTCGGGTACGAACCACAATATTCACTGAGACAAGGACTTGAAAGTTATTATGACTGGTTACAAAATCAAATTTAACGGTACAGATCGTATCTACGATTCATACAGTTGGAGAATCACTGGTAAGGCTAAGGAAGTGTGGAAGTCGGGCAGTATGGTGACCAGTCGACACACTAAAAAAAGTTTTCTTGATATTTTTGAAAGGTCAGTCGCAAAATTTACAAAAAGAAAATATGGTATTGCTGTTGGAAGCGGTACTGATGCATTATACTTTTCTTTGAAGGCCAAAGGAATAGGACCAGGAAGCACTGTGTTGTGTCCCGCGGTCAGTTATCTAGCCACCGCGGAAGCAATAAAACGCACAGGAGCCATGATACATTTTGTAGATGTAGACAACAAGGGGTTAATTTCTAAAATACCTAATTTTGGATTACCCAATGCTGTGGTATATGTAAATCTTTTTGGCAACCTAGCGGACTATTCAGCACTGAAAGAATATTGTGCGAAAAGAAAAATACCTCTTATAGAGGACGCGGCACAGAGTCTGGGAAGTTATTATAACAATGTGCCAAGTGGTAAGTTAGGAGACATCAGCACTTTGAGTTTCGCCCCTAGCAAACCATTGCCTTGCTTTGGCAACGGCGGCATGGTTCTAACTGACAGTGAACAAGAAGCAGAAATGATCAGAAGCCTGAGATATCATGCCGTGGGTACAGGAAAGTTAGAATATGGTTACAACTCATGTCTCAGCAATGATCATGCAAACATTTTGAATTTTCTTTTATCAAAATATAAAGGACTGCTTGGAAATACTAAAAAAGTCAGACAATGGTATGAAGATAAATTGTTGGATCTCGGTATTAGTTCAATACAGACCGGCACAGGCACTACATCAAACAATCACAAGTTAGTGATAAAAACACAAGATAGAGATGGGTTAAAGAAATTTTTAGAGAAAAAAGGAATACAGACACAAATACATTATCAACGACCTATGTCCAAAATGAAAATGTTTGACACTGGACAAGAGATGCCAAATGCCGAAAAATTTTGCATGAATGTGTTGTCATTGCCAATCCATCCTTTTTTGAAAAAAGCAGAAGTCATTTATGTTTGCAAATGCATTGGAGAGTACTATGGCCTATGATTGTATAGTAATTGATTTTAACAACAAATGCCGTGATGAAAATCTTAGAACAATCCTAACAAAATTTCCATATGCAACTATCGTACCTTTTGTATCAGGATATCACGATATTATAAAATCTTTGATTGGCGGGTCCAGAACAACTTATACATGGATGCTTAGTACAAAAGTTAACTATTCTGATTTTGATTTTAATTACATTCCTGAACAGCATGAGGCAACTCAGTTACACGTATGGAACAATCCAGGACAAAAAGAAGGTGACACATTTTTGTTTCCTGATAATTTTTCTGATCAGCAGATTAGGTTTTTAAGAGACTTCAAAGACGTGAATTATCACACCTTCGAGGCCAAATACGATTTTGATTTTTTTGACTTACAATACAATCTAGAAAACGTAATAGATAACATACCACAGGTGGATTCATCGGGTGCAAGATATATCAGGTACCATGAAAACAAAATTGACTCCACTTTCTATCCTTCGTATTGGGAAGATCTTAAAATTTACCAGGACAAGAATACTTTTTATATTCCAGTCAAAGCACTCCAATTTATTAAAACACAGATATATGATTATCCTTTTTTGCTAACACTTGATGAGGAGGAGAAAAAAGATTGTTTTGATATTGCATTTATATCAAATGGTGAACCATTTGAAAATGAAAACTACGGAAGATTACAGGATCATTTAAAAAAGAACAAACTAAAAAACAGGTTGTTTTGGATTAAAGGTGTGGACGGACGTACGAAAGCCTACAAAAAAGCCGCACAAACTTCTGAGACAGAATATTTCTATGCGGTGTTTGCCAAGAGTATGGTCCACAATGACTTTATGTTTGATTACACTGTGGACAGAGGATTATCTAAAAGACATAGGATATTTCATGCTCTTCTAAAAGAACTACAGTTAGAGTACGGTACTTTTAATATCAATTTATACAGTAAAAAACTATGCACACAAACTGCTGATGAGAACATATTAGACTTCACTTTGTCACAACCTCATGAAGTGATTCCAATAGTGGCAAGTGAGGCATTACTTGCTCCGGACAACTATACAGCCTGGAAAAATGCTTTCAGGGAAGTATCAAAGTTGGTCTTATGGCAGAACAAAAAACCCACTGTAGAAACTAGGCATAGACTTAAGAAATGGTTATCGACCGGCAACGAATGGTTGTCCAAAGGTGCTTATGACGGTAAGAAATTCACCGAAGACTGTGAGTATGACGAGGGCAAAATTTTGCAAAGTTATGCCTGGGATTTTTGTAGGGAGAAGTTTAAAGCGTTGTACCCAACGGAAACTTTTTATTGATATCTAAATTTTTAAAGTAAAATGGCTGTTGTAAAAACCAATTGATGTATTTTGGTATGCCCTGTTCTATGTCAATACCGGGATTAAAATTCAAAAGGGATTTTGCTTTATCACTGTCCAGGGTGTCTCTGTTGGGATAGAAAGGATCATGTGGTTGTGTCACTATTTCACCGGTGCCGAGTGTGTCTCTAATCATTTCAGCGGCGTCTATTATTTTCCTACCATAACCACGTGTACAGTTAAAAGTTTCGTTCTTGATATCTTTCACAGTGGCCAAAGCAAAATACTTTGCCACATCTAAGACGTTACTGAAATCTAATTTGTTGTCTGGCCCCTGTACTGTCATTTTTCCTGTGGTCAATACATTTTTTAATAGTTGACTGATCACTCTTGTTATGGCATCCTTCTCGCCATATAAAGCGGATGGTCTCATAATCACATAATCTAGGCCAAATTCTCTGTGCCAAATTTTACACATTAATTCACCTTGCCTTTTATACGAGCCATACAAGGTGTTGGGCTTTGGCACAACATTCTCATCTGGTATTTGATTATCAAAATCTCCATACACCATGCTACTGCTGGCGAATGTGATTTTTTCAACTTTGTGTTTTACACAAAGGTCGAGCACGTAAGCAGTAGCAGTCACCATGTTGTTGGTGGCGTCTTGCACATTACGTTTGACCATTTTTGCATTTGGATAGGTAGCAACATGTATGACCCTGTCTGGTTTGAAATCCTCAAATGCACGTTCCATGAATTGTAGATTTTCTATTTTTCCAATGTATTCCTTGTCAGCATTGGTTATTGCTTTTCTCTGACTTAGAATTGGTTCATACTCCCAATTTGGAAATGTGTAGTATTGGTGATAACAATCTACAATTCCTACGGTGTGATTGTCTTTTTTAAGATAGTTTGATATGTGGCTTCCTATAAAACCATATCCGCCTAGTATTAGTATTTTCATGTTTCCCTGTTGTACATCACATTGAAAGTTTCTGCTAGTTTTTCATGTCCTAGGAAACTTCCTCTGTACCTGTTGTAATTAATTATGGTGTCTATGGAGTGGTTGTTAAAATAACTGGCATAGGCTTGAAGACTTTTTATTTTGCTATCTTTGTAATCACTGATGTCAACATACCTATTACAATTGAAATTTTTGTAGTGTAGGTTATAGGGAGGTTGATCCATACACCAAAATTGTTCAAAATTCTTACGTGCAATACTCATAGCAACATCAAAACATACACGATGATCTTGATGATAATCTTCCCTCCAGTGCGTGATCAAAATATCATGTCCCTGTGCAACGGACTCTACAAAAGATACGACATTGTTGGTCAGTGTAAGGTTTGGGCGTCCATTATCATGCAATGGGGTGTCATGTATTACTGTATCATAACCAAGTATGTCCTTGCTGTTTTGCAATTCCTGTTCCACAATTTCTTTGTTTCTTTTTGTATGATGTTCTGCTGATGGTTTGACCATGATCAGGTTTGTCACTGATCCTCCACTTGCTTTGATTTTTTGTACTAGTCCTCCACAACCCACTTCCAGATCGTCAGGATGTGCAGTAATAATAAAAAACTTTTTGCTGAAAATCATCTTTTAAATGTCTTCGCCATGATCAAAGAAGTACGAGATTGCATGTCTCTCTTCAAAGCGGGTATGTCAAATTTCATGTCCACGCTCCTGATCTTGACGTAGTTCTGTTCTATTGTTTTCCTTAGGAACCTAGCGATGGTCTCTTGTTTCTTGGTCTTTAACTCTTTGGCTATGTCGTAGTGTATTGTGAGATTATTTTTTAGGATGATGTCTATGTAGAGCAGGTACTTGACCGGCATGTTCTGGAACTGTAATCCTTCTAGAACCTCCGGCCATTCCTTGACGAAATCCTGCGTCAACTGTACCCATGTCTTATTCTTTGGCGGTTGTCTTTTTGGCATCCGCTTTCTTAGTGGTCTTCTTGGCTGGTGCTGGTGCATCAGGATCTGCGGCCATATCTTTCACGGTCGTGCCTTTCTCTTTAGCAACCATCTCGTTCAACTTGTTGAGAAGTATCCTACCTTCAGCGGTATTGCCGAACGTGACCATTATCTCGTTGGTCTTAAACTTCTTGATGTAGTTGTCGTTGTGCATCATGGCCAACATGTTGGTCCCGTCTGGGAATGTCTGCCTGCTGGCGAAGTCCGCAAACTCGTCTGCATCCTGTCCGCCCTCTGATTCAACGGCCTTCATCAATGCATTGTGGTACATGTCCGGCAAGAACTTTGTTCCTACTACTAGACAGTTGTTGGGTTCACCAGGCACAGTCCTGTACATGATTACTACCTTCGCTCCACCGTCCACGAGTTCTCCGATGTGTTTGAAGTGTCTCTTTGGACCTGTCTGACCTTCACCTGCCCCTGAGTCTGCACCCATTGGCATGGCTTGATCGTTAACGTTCATTAAGTTTGCCATTATTTTCCTTCCGCAGTTGCCGGCGCCGTTGTTGGTGCTGTTGTTTCTGCTGTACCTTCAGGTTTCTGTTCTGGTGCCATCTTGGCCAAGAACGCCTGTAGTTTGTTGTATAGGAATCCTACACCCGCCATCTCGTTGGCCTTGAATGCACCCCTCGTGGATGCCACATCAAGTATGGTTGCAAGATTCTTAAGATCTGCGATTGTCAAGGCATTCGGATCCGGTTGTGGAGCCTGTGCCTGTGCCTGTGCCGCCTGTGGTTGAGCCGTCGCTGTTTCCTTAGGTGCAGTAGCAGTCTTGGCAGACTTCTTTAAGTTTTTCTTTTTTGTTGCCATTTGTTTTTTCTCCTAATTGCAATTGGTATTAATGTACGTATATTATACTAAAATTAGTTATGGAGTGCAACGATTAGTTTTGATTGATTTGGGCAATACCACTCAATGCGAACAGGGTTAGGTCTCCGGGATTCTCAAAACCAAGTACTGTGACCGATCTTGATTGATCACCGTTGTAGACGACATCTTTGGTAATTGAATACCTGCCTGAACAGTTCTCGTAGATCCATTTACGCATCTTCTCTATGTCAGACTCGTGTGCCTTTACCACTGTGTTCACGAAGTGTGGTGGTAATATGTCTAGTTCTCTTTTGAAGAAGTTGTTGGGATTCACTTTCATCAGGCACCCCAAACGTCATCGTACATTGGCGGTTCCTCTTTCGAAGGTTTCATTGTGTGTGCCTTGCCATGGAACTGTTTGAACGTGTAGTAGGCCACGAATATCACTGCTAGGTGTCCTAGGAACCAACTCAACCATATGTCAGTTCTTATGCCCCAAAAATAGATCGTGAATGCGGTGCTCCATAGGAAACTTAAAGTTAATAATATCTGTAGTCTAACAGTCTTTGGCAGTGCCCGTAGATCATTCTTGCTGTCGTCAAACAGTATTGTGGCCGCATCTATCATCCAGTTGCGTAGGTTCTTCACCTTTTCAAGTTTGCCCGTGTATGGGTTTGTGTTCGGAAATAACATCATTATAACATCCAGTTTAAAATAATTAATATGATCGCCATTATCATCGTAGCCTTTATTATTGGACCTATCATGACAGGTAACTCCACAGTGCTATCAGTAGTAATCCAAAACTCATTATGGATATAGATACCTCATTGAAGAACCAGTCTTTGAAAGTCTCCCATAGTAATCTAATCATTGTACTGCACCGTAAGTCCAAACGGAGCCTCTATGTCTCTCTCGTATGGATTGTTGATCAAGAATATTGTGTCACAGTAGTGTTCGTCACCCCACGTCTCGAAAGGCCAACCATCTGTGAACATCACAAACTTCTTAGGCTCTATGCCCTGTTCCTTCATGTAGTCCCAATTACATTCAAACTCCGTACCACCACCTGAACCTAATTCATAGTCCAACAACTCGTCTGCGTTATCTGGTGTGAACACTTTAGGATTGAATACCGCAGTATCAAATGACCATAAATGAATTCTGAAGTCCTTGTATTGATCCATTATGTTCTTTACCTCAGTAAGGAACTCTCTGCATTGTTCGTTGCTGATACTACCAGATGCATCAAGAGCCAAACATATATCAATCATTTCATCATTGTTCTGTCCTGGAAGTATTGCAGATGTGTGCCATGACTTTCTGCTGGGTCTCATCCAAGTGTAGTCAGACTTCAATGTGCTCATTATCTGTTGTTGCAGTATTTCTCTCCAGTCCATCTTGGGCTCTGTGAGATCCTTGACCAGTCTTTGTAAAGCACCTGGTAGGTTACTTGCACCCGTGCTCTGTGCCGCACTCACCATTGCCTCTTTGACTTCATCTCTGATCTTCTTAAGTTCTTCTTTGGTGTAAACAGGCTTGCCTTTGCCACCCTTCTTGCCATCTTTGCCGTCCTTGCCTTGACCATCACCTTTGCCCCACTCCTGGTGATCGTCCATCAGCTCGCCCAGTTTCTCCAACATCTTCTTGCCGTTCTTCTTGGCCTGCTTGTAGATGTCATCGTATATTCTTTCACTTGCCCAGTCCTTGTACTTGTCATCCTGGAAGCCTTTGTTCTCACCTTTCTTACCCTTGGGCATCTCACCAATGTTGCTGTCTTTCAATATCTGGTTGACGGCATAGTCCGCCGCGATGTTCCAAAGTTGTGGATCTCTGTCACCAATCCTCACCAGCATGTGTTCGAATACATTGTGTAGTACTTCATGTCCAAACAAGAACTCCGCCTCTTTTGGAGTCAGTGAATCTATGAATTTGGTGTTGTAGAAGAAGTGTCTGCCATCTGTGCCAGCAGTAGGACACCAGTCGTCTGCATTCACCAGTTTCAATCTAGTTGCAAGGTTGCCAAAGAACGGATGCTTCAGTAGTAAGGCGATCCTTGCAGTAACCAATTTATCTATGATTTTCTGATCGTGATAATCAACCATTATTTAGACTCCATAGCAGTTATGACGTACTTGCCAAACTTCTTATGGAACCTATCAAATGATTTCAACTTGCTAGGATCGAACGGAAGTTTGTAGTTCGTTAAGGCGATCTTCGCACCCATAACCACCAACTCCGTCTCGAAGTTGTCCATCATGTAGTTGAAGAACCTGTCCGCTTGTTCATTCCAAGTCTTGTCTTTCTTCTCGTGTGCCTGTTGTAGTTCATAGCATAAAGAAACTGTTAGGGAGTACATCGCTGATATCTCCTTTGTCTTAAGGTCTCTGACCTTACCGCTCAATATATCAGATGGGTTAGGTAACTGACCGCTAATCTTACGATGATTCATAAACTTAACGGCCAGTCCTTCTCCTACGCAACCTGCTACGAGGTCAGTGAGCGTACTTTCTGGCAGGTCATCTGATAGAAGTTGGGATACGAAACTCCATGATCTAGGAGTTGCGAATGATCTAGAACTGCCTCTAGGATCAAAATCGTATAAATCTTGTTTGGCGAATGTGCAGTAACCTACCACATCTGCGTGTACGTGTTGGTTGGTCGCCCATTCCATCCAGTCTTCGAAGTCCACTCTTAACTCTACGTGGACGAATCTGTTTGCCAATGGAGCCGGCATTCTGTAAGTGACACCTTTGTCACTGTCTCTGTTACCTGCCGCCACGATCGAAACGCCTTCTGGTAGGTGATACTGTCCTACTCTTCTGTTTAGGATTAATTGATACGCCGCCGCCTGTACAGCCGGTGCCGCCGAGTTCAACTCGTCTAAGAAAACTATTGCCTTAGACTTGGGATCAGTTGGCAGTTCTGCCGGGCTCGCCCATACCATGTTGTTCTCTTTTGAATTGTAATAAGGAATACCCTTGATGTCTGTAGGCTCCCACAATGGAAGTCTGATGTCGATCACTTCTCTGCCTTCTGCATCCGCGATCTGTTTAACGATGTCTGACTTACCAATACCTGGTGCACCCCACATCATTATGGGTCTCTGTAATTTGATACAATGTGTTAATGCAGATTTCGCCTCGTTGGGTGAAACTGTTCTGTTTTGACTGCCTACTGCCGCCTCTTTGTTTTTGTTAGCTCTTGCCATTTTGTACACTCCTGTTTAAAATGTTTATATTACGATTATAGCAGGAATGTGTAATGCGTCAACCTGGTAAATGTGGCTAAAAAGTCGCGGTTTTATTTACTTTTTTAACCTCACATCGCCAATAGGCATTTTTTCTTTGCCAGTGATAGGCTTTTTGACAGAATTCATAAGATGATAATTTGCTATCTTTGTCATAATGATCGAATGTTACAGTGTTAGAGTCGATATCTGTAAGGTCAGCAATCAATTCTTGGTCAAATGTTTCTTGTATGGGATATGATCTATCTGGATCAAAGCAACAAGAAGAATTAAATATTACCAGTTGTTTAGCCAAATTTGGATCAATTTTTTGATGCTGTATCAAAAATTGTTCAAGAAAACTATTCAAATTTTTCCTATTCATGTGGAATACACAGGAAGAAGCCGCCTTTAATTCAAAAAAAATGCCTTTGCCCCCGAATACATTTCTGCCCCACACTTCCTTGTTCTGTAATATTTTTTTGAAATGTTTTTTTGTTGTTTGATATTCTTGGTAAAAAATATTTTTTTTGTGAGACAAACTGTAGTCTATGATATCTTGTATGACTTTGGTGTATTTTTTATTTTTGTTGGCAGAAAGATATTCTATGATACTGTGTGCCCAACCGTAATACATCAAAGTGATAGTGGCCCAACTAAAACAATAGGCCTCGACATGTCCTTTCAAATCCAGTGTGTTTGTTGAAATGAGTATTTCTTGTTCGTCCAGGAAATTTTTTTTGTTGCCTACATCTAGAGAGTGTGTGGCAACAGCAAGGCGTTTTGTTTTCAACTTGTATTTCTTACGCATTTCTTTACTGCTCAAGGGAGCATTTGGTTGCACAGAGGTTGGGTGTATTTGAAGAAAATCTTTTTGACCATAACTTATTACATCTTCTATGCTGTTTTTCAAGGTGTCTACTGTGTCGTTGGGCAAAGGAAAAACTAATTCGGAATACATTGGTATTTCATTCTTTTTAAACATTGACATAAGATATTTTGATTTTACTGGATCTATATTGAACCTATCTATCGCACTGAGTACATTTTTATCTGTGCTTTGATACGCGAATGTCACACCTTTAAAGATGTTTGTCTGTTTTAGTTTGTCATGCAGTGCTATCTTGAATATACGATCATAGTTGTTTTTTGCGAAAGAAACGTCCCAGTGTCTGGGATAACCATGTTTGAGTTTGTTGTATATAACATATTTTGATATGTCTAGGTCTCTTTCAAATATACCCCAATTGGAATCGGCCACTGAAACATATTCTATCTTGTTTTTGCTCATCCAATCTATGTCCTTGTATACCCTTTCGATGTCGAACTGTTTTGTTTTGTTATGATAACTTTGTCCTATATCACAGAACGAACAGTGATATGGACAACCTCGCACGGTCTCATAGATCAGCCCCCATTTGATGTCCTTGTATTTTTTGTTATATTTGTCCATGACACGATCGTAAAAGCCTGTTTGGATAGGCGATGGAATCCTGGCCAAATCTTCGGTCCTGTTGATCACTTTGGGAAATTTTTTGCCTTTGAAAAATACATTAGGCAAATCCTTTGGCTCACACTTGTTTTCCAATATTTCGCGAAAGGCAATTTCCCCTTCACCTAATACGGCAATGTCATAGTGAGGATTTTTTACAAAAAACTTTTTGTCATTTTTTGGTATCTGTGGACCACCCACAATGATTTTACAAGCAGGAAACCTCTCTTTGATTGCTGTTGCAAATATTTTTGTGTGTTTGTTGTTCCATAGATAGACGCTAAAGGCAAACACATCTGGATTGAAACTTATGCTGTCTAAGTACTCGTCGGGATCTATTTTGTCTATTATTACGTCTCTGACTTTGTAATTTGCTTTGACCCAACTACTTTCGTGTGCGTATAACCATACGTTACTAATGGCCAGCGGCAAGTATCTATTAACAATCAGATCGTGTGTTTGGACAAGTATGATGTTATTCATCATCTCGTGATCCATCGGCTTTGCTCATTGCACGTGCAAGTCCGTATTTTGTGATATCTCCAGCGAAAAGCATCAATTGTAGGGCCATTTTCTCCATGGTAACAATGATCTTCTTCTTGTCCACGTAGTAGGGGCAGTCAACGAACTCGTCTAACCAAAGGTATGTCTGTGGCGTGAATATGACTTTTGCAGGGAATTTGATGTCATAGGTCTTGAGATCCAATTTCTCCAGCATCTCCAAACCAGGTTTGGTCAAACGTAAGGATCTTGCCTGGTAACTTTCACGTACATTCTGCCACCAAGTGTAGTAGTTGGTCTTTATGCTTTCGTCGTGTGTAGGTTGTTCTAAGAGTTCAAGGAAGGTCCGGGTGTAGGCTGTCTTGCGATCCATTGTGTAGTTAATTATCTAGTGAATTTGTCGCCGGATTTTAAAAGGTAAACACCAAACTTGTCAGTGGCGTGTTGTGTGTTTAATTTCTTGGCCAGGTTCTCCGCGTGTCCTGGGTTAGAGAACGACACTTTCTTGTATTTTGGACCAGGGTAGTTGGCCACCAAACTAGAACTCTTCAAGTTGATGGGTTTACCGTCATAGAACACCGCCCAGATGCCCTCGGCCGCAAGTACCTCGTCCATTTTGAAGGTAGATTTATTGCTGTGTTGCAACAACACTGTGGGTTTGGGTCTACTCATAAATTCACTCTTTACTAAGTGTATTTACCAAAAAATTAATCTGCTAATGTTATGCTGTGGAAACGTGCGGTTGTAAGGTCTATTCTGTCGTCTGTTGATGCTAGTAGAGGTGAGCAATATTCATCTATTTCATCCCATTTTTGCACACCATGGTGTTCCAACCAATTTTGTTTATACTGGTCAAACCATTCAATAAACGCTGGATCTAGTTCACTCGGTTGGCTATCCTGTAGTGCAATGGCAAATTTTGCTCGGAAGGTTATGTGCGGCCTGGCCAATTCGTTAAAACGAGACTGATCATTAGGTTCCTTATCACGCCAATATCTCAAGGGAGTTTTGCCCAATTCAGACCATTCCAGATACAAATTATTCCTTATGATTGATCGCTCATTGAAATCGCCGCAATTAAACCTATGTGTTATAGGTCCTTCTTTCACTCCCCAACCCACTGTGATATATTTCTTAGGTTTGTTACTTTTTTTGTCTTCACTGTGATGTATCGCTTGATGGAATTTGTATAGTATGGCATTGTCTGCCATCCTCGAAATCCTATCGTGTTCCTTTTCGTAGATTTCATGTAACCTGTTACACAACTCTTGATCAATAGTTTCAAAAGGAAAATGTTCTATACCGGCGAATTCGCAGAATTGTTTGTACAGACCGGCTAGGTCAGACACATCATCAAGATCGGATATTGTTTTATCAACAGCAACATTACGCAGATGTTTAATTTTTCCAAACCATTTTTTGGCAATTAAAGTGTCGTTGAGCCTGTAGTCAACGGCATGTGTTTTATTGTCTTCAAAAGTGAAAAAAATTTTGAACTTGTTACTCATCGGCACGAAAATCACCACCATCCATTTCTATGTCAATGGTCTGTGCCTCTCGAGCGGTCTTCAATGCTTCTATAATCTCTTCCTGGATTGTGACCATACGTGTCATTACCTGTGTTAGGCTGTCAGCCAGTTGATCCGCTTCCTTGGCAGGTATCACTATCTGCCTCTCGCCCTTCTGGCGTAGCGTCCTGATCCTACCTATGAGGTCCTCAATGGGCCTAGTCTGAATCTTGGAACTGTTTGACTGCGTCATTTAATACCTGTTGCATCTCTAGTTTGGTTTTTATCGGACCTTTGTATTCGTATCTCGATAGTGTAATCATCTTGGGACAGTAGGCCTTACGCCAACCCTTTTCAAAACAGATTATGTAGTAACCAGCACAGAACTGGCTCTTTGATTTTGGTGTCTTCGTGTATACGGGCAGTTGTTTCTGCACATCGAACATCGGATTGTAAGGATGTTGGCTACAAGGGTAGCCATGCACGTCAAAGTTATCCGTTTGTATTTCTTCTTCCGGCTTCTTAACATTGGATTCATCAAACATGCCAAAACCAAACTTTGTGAACAGGCTATCCTGTGTGTGGAACACTTCTCTATTTTTCTGTTTGCTGAGGAATATCCATCCGTTGTGTTCCTGCTTCTGTAGGGTGCCCAACTTCTGGCCGTTTTGCTCCACTATCCAGAACTTGTCCTTGACTAGGGTCTTTGCTCTAATTGTCATGCGTATGCTTGAATCCTTTTGATTATTAATTTCCTATTATGGTTTAATTTATCTCTGCATTGTAACACATTTTCCTTAATTTGGTCTAGTGGTCTTCTGTGAATTTGTTCCACTAATTCAAATACTGCCTCTAATCTAGCACTAGGATCCTTTATTTTATCGTATGATTCGTCAAAAATATCATCAAAGGTCTTGAAACCTTTTTGCCGTAGTGTGTTCAAACTGCCCTGTGGTCCAATTATCACAAAAGGCCTTTGAGTCATGAGAGCACTTACCGTCTTTTCTGTAAAGTAAGGATACGGATGATTGAATACCGATTCCGAAACTATTGTCACTGCTGATTTTTTCACAAAGTCGTTTTTTCCAGACGGTGTCTGGTCAATATCTGGATGAATTACTTTGTCCAACTCAACGTTTCTCCACAGTTTCTTTAGATTGTGATTCAATTCCCAATCGTCATTTGCATCCACACCGATGCATCCAGTGTAAATGTTTTCCTTCCTATCATCTGATGTCTGGGAGGTCAAAAAATCCCCATATGATCCTATGTTAATAGCCACACAGTTTTTTTTATGCAGTTCCTTGTTTAAAATAAATTTACTGAATAGTTGTCTATGCATCCTGTGGGTGAAGTTCATGTGATGGAAATTAAAACATATCCGTTCTACATGTAGATCGTCCTCTTCCTCGTGTACAATATCAAAAACATCATTTGTACAATATGGTATATCCATGTCAAACCTAATGAAATTCCACCCGTCATGATTATTGTTCATTATTTCAAAATCATGTTGGTACATGTCTCCAAAAGATGGGATAAAAAAATCAGCATTAAAAATTTGGTGTTTCTTGAGTAAAGTTAAAAATTCTCGGAACTGCCTGCTCACCATGCCACCATGATCGTACCAGTGTGGTTCAACTGCTCCATTTATGATGAAACACTTCTTGCGATCGTTTGATTGTGTTTTTATTGTTTTTAAATCGTCCTCTACAAAGTTTTCAAAATGTAATTTAAATATCAAATCATACGTGTATGATTGTGGAGAATTTTTGAAACTTTTATATATTATGTCGTTGAATTTGGCATTATATATCATTTAATCTCGCATTAAAGGGCTCAACGTATAATTGCGCCTGCTCACTAATTCTATTTAAATCATACTTGCCACAGAACCTCATGAATCTGATTCCAACCTGATCGATGCTTTTGTTCTCTGCCTTGGCCTGTGCAATCGTTTGATCAAGTTCTTCTATGATGTCTTCTGGTTGTGCGTGTAGGTCAACCAATGCCCTGTTCCTTTCGTAGTCTTCTAATACCCTGTGTTCGTTGCCGTCGTGATCAACCCACTTGCTCAACATGAGATTGTTCCAAGTGTAGCCTTTTTCCTTACGATCCGCATATGCTTCCTGCAGGCCTATCTTGTTCTTTGTGCCCTTGGTACGCACACCTGGGTATGCTGAGAATATGTTGTCACTGGGATCACCCCTCATGGCTTTCTCGAATATCAACCACTCTGTGTCCGGTGCAGGTTTGGGTGCTTTCAATTTCTTGTCTATCACAGGCTTGCCTGTCTTGGCGTCAAACCATCCTTCGTGTGTGAGTGTGGTCTCGTTGACACCGTTGTACTGTTTCACACGTGGTGTGATTAACTGATTTAGATCTTTGTCAGTGCTTATGATAACATGTTCCTGGTCAGGATGTTTGTCTATCCATCTTGCGATGAGATCATCTGCTTCTGTCCTGCCGTTCCTCAGCACAGTTGCGTTTGTCTTGGTCTTTACGAAATCAACGAAGTCATCGTACACCTCCCAGAACACTTCATTCTCTTCTTTTTCCTTTTCAGTCATGGCGTCTGCCATTTCCTTACGATTACGTTTGTAGGGTGCATACATGTCTTTCCTGAATGATCTACCCTCTAAACAGAACACCACATGGGTTCCGCCAAAGTCCTGCCAGGCTTTTTTTATTGAATTCATCATGATGTGTATGGCCATTCCCACCTTCTCAGAAGTATCACCTCTGATCACATGTTTTGCCCTAAAAAAAGTGTTTGCTGTGTCTACTAAGATGTGTGCCATTACGACACCTCTGTTTTGCCGTCATCTCTTCTGTTGATCTGTACATATCCAGATCCAGTAACGTCTATGCCTTGTTCATTGCCGATAGTCCTACAAAGTGTTTGGAACCATCTGTCAACGATCTCTTCCTCACTAGCACCTTCGTATCCCGACTGCTTCAGCATGTTCACAAACTCGTCATTCCAATCCAGCTCAAAGAAACCGTTCCTTGGATTCTCAGGATTAACATTTAAGTTAAGAACTTTTACAATTGGCTCTTCACTTTTCTTCTTGCCTTTTTTGTCTTTAAGATTCTTCTTTTTGATAGTTGTCTTTGCTGTTTTCTTTACCTTCATAATATTATTATACCTTATTTTTACCTTTTAGTCTACCTATGTCCCCCATTGATTACCAAATAAATCAACATGCAATCTTGGAGTGTATTTGTAGCCGTTCTTCATAGCCATGTCCGCCACCTGCGATGCCGTTTTTGCCTGTCCTTCTTGTGTGGCTCCTACAGCCATCAAGTATATGTCACCCGTTACTCCTGCTCGAGCATATGCCTCTCTGGCCGCATCTACTTCTTTGAGATCCTGTTCATCCTGTACTACAAATTTGAAATATAAATGTGTGTTTGGTATAGATGCATACTGTCTGGCAACATCTGCTCGTATGGCCTTCTCCCATACCTCACCTGATATGCTCAACTTAGGACTCGTTGACCAAGTCACGTGTACTGGATCTTTTGTGTAGTCGCCCGCCGTCAGTCCATGCATGAACTTGTCAAAGTTGTCTTTCCAACTCTGTGTGCAGTTGGTCTCTATTGTTATGTTTTTTAGATCCTGGAATTCCGGCGATCTTATCAATGCCTCGATCTGTCTCTGCCACATCATGGGTTCACCACCTGTGATTATGAAGTGTACGTCTTGACCATTAGAACAGGTCCATTTGTTCTCCGGAGTGAATGCTGTGACCTTCTTTGCAATCTCATCAACAGGATCCCAGTCAACCAGATGCTTGTATCTCGAACTCCAACTGGCACTGGCATCACAACCTATATTCACTACGGGTAGATCCGAAATGTGTTTCAAATTAGATATGTCCTGTTTGTTGTAGGGCATGTCCTCTGGCTTGAGCCATTTTGATCTATCTCTGCCCTGTCCAAATCCGTGACAGTGGAAGTTGCAACCAAACGTCCTGAAGAACACACTAGGCACTCCAACGAATCTGCCCTCACCTTGTACACTGTAAAATATCTCTGAGTATCTTATTTTTTCCATATTTTTGGATCTATGTTTTTTGTTGCTTCGACTATGCCTTTTATTGTATATTGTTCTTGCTTTTTTGTCAATGTCTGGTTATTTAGATCAGGATAATCTCTGTAAAGGAAATGCTGTATTGTGTCAACATCTACATATTGGTTGAATCCCACGTGTACTTTATCAACATCTTTGTCAGCGATGGTTATGGTCATGGCGTCATCTAGTTGTTGCATGTTTTCAAACTCCATATCTATCCTGAATTCTGGTAAATCCATAGATCTGAAGCCCAACTTCATCCTTGTGATTCTGTAATTGTCCATTTTTCCATGTTCGACTAACTTGTCTAGGAAAAGGCTCATCTTGGCCACAAAGTCCTGTGCAGTTATATTATCCTTATGATCTGCGTATATGGTGTATATGTTCACCTTATTTCTTCTTGTTTTTGTCTAATCTTACGATTTTACCGTCTGTGTCTTTAAGATGTCCTACACTTTCTCTCTGGATGTCATGAACTGAAAAATTCGCCCAGTACAGTTCGAATGCCACACCATCCTCTAGTCCCTCGAATGAATGATATAGTCCCGGTTTTACTGCTGTGAAGTCACCTGGGTTCAATATTGTCTCGTCTACTAGATCGTAGTCTTTCTGCCACACCCTGATCTTCATCTGTCCGCTCATGACATAGAAACCATTCCACTTCCATTCGTGTAGGTGTTTACTACACACTCCGCCCTTCTTGTAGTCGATCCTGTGGAACTCCAGTGAGTTGTTTGCTAGTATGAGTTCTGTTTCGCCCCAGATTTTTCCTGCTTTGTTTGACATAAATTTTGTACCTTCCTATTCAATATTATATAGGATATTTAGATGAGTTGTCAATGGGGGAGCAAAAAACTCCCCCATCCTGGTTATACTGCTATGAAGTATAATAAACTAACTGCCGCAATCGCCAGACTGCCGCCGTTGAGTTCTGCGTGTTTACCACTCGCCGCCTTGATAACAACATAGGCAATGAAGCCTAGTGCGATACCGTATGCGATACTGAATGTCAGTGGCATGATCACAGCCGCCAACACCGCAGGTGCGTATTCACTCACATCATCCCAATCGATGTCCTTGAGGTTTCTCAAGAAGTAGGTTGCGATGAATATCAACGCAGGTGCCGTAGCAAAGGCCGGGATACTCTGGGCCAACGGAGCAAAGAACAAGCAGGCTAAAAATAGCACCGCCACTGTGACCGCCGTCAAACCAGTCTTTCCACCTTCTTTGATACCAGCACCACTCTCGATGTATGAAGTGGTATTTGATGTACCTGCAAGTGCACCAACAGATGTTGCCACAGAATCTGATAGCAACGCTTTGTCAATACCCTCGACTTCGCCGTTCTTGTTCACCTTGCCTGTAAGGTTAGCAACTGAAGTCAAAGTTCCTGCCGTGTCCATAAAATCCACGAACAAGAATGCAAACGCAGTTCCAATGAAACCTGCTGTAGCGATTAGACTAAAGTCTAGGCTAAAAGCATGGGCAGGACTTGGTATAGCACCAGCAACACCGTTGAGGTCGGATACTCCGAACACCCAAGCAATAATGCTGACTGCCAATATTCCAATGATGATCGCACCTGGGATCTTTCTCTTGTCTAGGATCGCCATTATGGCAAAACCCAAACCTGCTAATAAAACAGGCCAACTCGAGATGTCTCCAAGTCCAACTAGGGTGGCAGGATTGTCTACGACTATGCCTGCGTTCTTGAAGCCAATTATGGCAAGGAATAATCCTATACCGGCCCCGACCCCAAGTTTCATACTTCTCGGAATTGAATTAATGATGTATCTCCTAGCGGGTGTGACCGATAGCACGATGAACACCAATCCCGCCACGAATACGGCGGCCAGTGCCTGTTGGAAGGTGTAACCCATTCCAAACACCACACCAAAAGTAAAGAACGCATTAAGTCCCATACCTGGTGCCAGTGCCACGGGCCAATTCGCCCATAGTCCCATTATCAATGTTCCAACCACAGCGGCGATGATCGTTGCTGTGAAAACAGCACCGAAGTCCATTCCTGATCCTTCCGTAGAAAGTATCGCAGGATTGACCACCGTGATGTAGGCCATCGTTAGGAACGTGGCGACTCCGGCCATGATCTCAGTCTTTACTGATGTCTTGGCTTTTGTCAAACCAAAGAGTTTATCTAACATATGTTTCTCCTTTGTTTTTTGTTAAACGTTATTTTAAAGTGATTTGTACCTGTAAGTCAATACAACTTTTACGCTACTTGTCCCATTCTTCCCATGGGAAAACGATCCAAGCGGGTGCTTCGTCCTTGTTGATCTCATACCCGTGGTAATCTACTTTTACCTTGCTGGGTTTGTTGTTGATCAACGCGGCGAACCTAATCCGATCTTCACGCTTACCGAAGTTGTCAAGTATGTATTGAAATGTCTCTCCTGTGTCGTTGATATCGTCAACGATCAGAATTTTTTTTTGCCATGCGAATGCTTTTTCCAAAGCACGTAGGTCAGGTTTGGCAGTGTGATCTCGTAGTCTTATATCGAGTGCCTCGTGTGGAACCTTTATCCTGTGTGACAGGTAAACTCCAGGAATACAACCACCCCGGTTGATTCCAAGTATGATCGATGGCATCCAGTTGGAGTGAACCATCTTGTCCTCTATCTGTATCAGTGCGTTACGCATCTGACCTGTGGTGAAATAACTTTTTTTTACTTCTTCACTCATATTCCAAAATAAAAATTCATTAATCCTATTATTAATAGTGTGACAAGTATTGCGTTGAGAAACAGCAGTGCCCTGTCATGCCATAGGTATCCTACCCAGGCCCACCCTATTGTGCCAACCAGTCCGAACCACATGTCTATGTGTGGTATTGTGCCCACACTCCTGGCCGCTGTCGCCACCAATATAAAAAATACGGAAACCCATTTCACGTACCAAGATAGGTCTCCCTTGGGTGTGACCTTCTTAATCACCCTGGAAGAATTCAACTTCTTGATCTTGTCATCTAGTTTCTCTTTGATTGGTTCTATGCTATTTGGTGTATTGTTCATATACCCTGTTTATGTTGTTCTCTACTCTCACGAATGTTGCACACTTGGGCATATCCTTCAATCGTCTTGCCCCTATGTAAGTGGCAGAGGATCTCACGCCACCTAATATGTCTTCCACTGTTGGCTCAACAGGTCCTCTGTGTGGTAGGCTGATCCATCTTCCCTCATTTCCCCTGTATCCGTCCTTTCTCTTGCCGTGTTTCTCACGTGCCCTGTCCGAACTCATACCGTAAAATTCTACTTTGCCGTCCACCACTGGTTGTTCTGATTCGTCGTGTCCCGCCAACATTCCACCTATCATGACAGCGTGTGCCCCGCCACCGAATGCTTTTGCTATGTCTCCAGGCCACACACATCCTCCGTCAGCCATTATGTGTCCATCGACACCATTGGCCGCGTCAGCACATTCCACTATCGCTGAGAACTGTGGAACACCTATGCCGGTCATTGTCCTTGTTGTACACACTGAACCAGGTCCTATACCAATCTTGACCATGTCTGCACCGTTGATGATTAATTCTTCAACCATCTCGGGTGTGACCACATTGCCTGCTACTATGACTTTCTCTGGGTACTCGTCCCTTACTTGTTTGATGAAATCAACGAAGTTTTGATGGTATGCGTTTGCCACGTCAATGGTGATCATCTTGACATCAGGGAAATTAGATAAAACGTCTTGCATATTCTTGTAGTCTGCCGCTTCTGGATCCCATATCTTGTTTGTGCCTGTGCATACGCTGACACTCTGTAGCCTAAGTCCTGTACCAACTGCTTCTCTCCATTGCTCAACTGTGGTGCTTTTTGTGATCACGGTCATCATCTGATGTTTTTGTAAGACCTTTGCCATACTAAAAGTACCAACCCCGTCCATGTTACTTGCAAATATTGGAGTGAAGTTCATTACCTTGCCTGAATTCCTGAAAGTGAACTTACGTGTCATGTCAACATCACGCCTCGAACTTAACGTAGAACGTTTTGGTTCCATTAGCACATCATCAAAATTCAACTTGATGTCTTCTTTAATCCTCATTCTCTTTTTCCTTTTGTTCACACATGTGTTTCACGTTCTTGTAGTGATCCCATGCGTCCTGTAGTGCAGGGTATTTGTTCCTTAATTCTTCTTCGTTGTCGAATGTCAAACCGTCCACTGTGAAACCTGTTGAAACTGTGTTGACATTGAGATTGTCAAAGTCGTCATCTAGGTCAGCGAAGGAGTATGTGAAATCTCCGGTGTTCTGTATTCCGTCTGAATAACCCATTTCTATGTTGTCCGATTGCATGTTGGCCTGTTCAATCTTTAATTGTTTTTTTGTTTTTTTAGCCATGACCCTTCATGCTCATACAGATTTTGTAGAATTCGTCTCTGGTTGCTGGATCATCTTTGAATGCTCCCAACATGATTGCAGTAGTCATATCTGATTCGTGTTCTCTGACACCTCTGTGTGTCATGCAATGATGTTCTGCCTTTACAACAACTGCTATGTTGTCAGTCTTAGCATACTTCTTTAATTCTTCTGCGATCTGTGTGGTCATCTCTTCTTGTATCTGTGGACGTTCTACTATGTGATGTACGATCCTATTGAATTTGCTCAATCCTATCACCTCGCCGTTGGGGATTATACCTACCCATGCGTTACCCACAATGTTCTGTAGGTGATGGGCACACGTGGACTTGATCGATATTGGACCACTGGTGTACATGCTCTTGTAACCCATGTTAGGAAAACTTGTTATTCTCGGTGCTGGCTTGAACCTACCACCAAATGTTTCTCTGATGTACATCTTGGCCACACGTTTCGCAGTTTCCTGTGTGTTGTGATCGTTTTCTGTGTCAATGACAAGACTGTCTAATACACCTTGTAATTTTTCTTGTACTTCTGCCTGTAATAACTCCATCTCGCCGTCTTCTATGAATTCAGAGATGTTGTCATTGGAATGGAATCTCTTGCCTGCCTTCTTGATTCTCTCTTTTATCTTTTTACTGATTGGTGTTTCAGGCATCCAACTGTCTTTCAAAATGTCCTCGCTCATTATTGTATTTCCTTTTTGTGTGTCTTGTTATACCATTGTACAGCAGTAGCCACCACGTTGTCAATGGAACTTTGTGTAGGTTCCCATCCTAATATTGTTTTTACTTTGTCTATGTCTGCAACCAAGTAGGCTGGGTCGCCTGGTCTGTTGTCATGTATCTCTATTTTCATTTCGCCTGCGTGTTTTTGCACTGTATTTAGAAGTTCTTTGTTGGAAGCAGGAGCACCTGAACCTAGATTGAAAACTTCTGAAACAGGATTTTCTGAAGCGTAGTTCAACGCTTTGACGTGTGCGTCCGCTAGGTCCATCACATGCACGTAATCCCTCACACATGTTCCGTCATCTGTTGGATACTTGTCACCAAATATCTTGAACGTCTTGCCTTGCTTGGCGGCCTCTATGGCCAGTGGTATGATGTGTGTTTCTTTTTCCCTTAGTTCTCCAATCTCACCTTCTGGATCTGCACCAGCGGCATTGAAGTATCTCAGACCTACACTGCTCAAACCGTATGCCCTCAAGTAATCTCGACACACCATCTCTATCATCAGTTTGCTACCACCGTATGCACTGATCGGATTGGCGACGTCTGTCTCCATGGCCAACTGCATTCCGGGATCACCGTATGTGGCCGCACTGGAACTGTAAACGAATGTCTTAACATCACACTCGATAAGTTTGTCTAACAACGATATAGTAGTGATTAAATTATTTTTGTAATACAAAGATGGATTGGCAACGCTCTCAGGCACACTGGTGCTACCTGCGAAATGTATACAACTGGTTATGTTGTACCTGTTGATTATCTCGTCAATCCTGTCTATCTCCTGTGGGAGATTTAAATTGTAGTTTGGTCCAAATGATTTCAACCCTTCCCTGTAGTGTCTGTCCACTGTGATTGGTGTGTATCCGTTCTTGGCCAACAGTTTGCAGGTGTGTGAACCCACATAGCCTGCTCCGCCTGTGACCAGTACGGCCTTGCTGGAACCTTTAATATTTGGATTCTGATACTGCGTTTCTGTAGTGTTGTCCATCTCTTCTCCATTGTTCACCCTTGCCTGTCATAATGTCTATCATCCTGTCTATGGTACCGTTGGTCCAATCAGATAATTTACCTATACTAGGGGATGGTTTGCTTAATAATACATCTAGTTTGTTCATTGCGTCTTCCATCGACCATGGAACATACATTCTGGTGTGGTCATTTGCGAAAGTCTCCGGGAATGACCTGTATGCCGGAAACAGTGTGTTGCAACCCATTGCGTCTGCTTCACTGACTGTGTTTGACACCCAGTCCTGTAAAGCACAGTTGAACATCACTCTCGAGTCTGCGAGAAGTTCGTAGTATTCGTTCTTCTTCAAGTTCTCGTGAATTGTGATTGTACCTTGTTTCGCAAGATACTTGGCCTCGTCCACAAAGAATTGGTTGTTTGATCTTAAAGGGCCACCTTGACATATCGCGAATTCAACGTCTGGGTGTTTCTCTTTGTATTTCAATGCCAGCGTCATGTAGAACTGTGGTTGCTTCTCTTGATCCCATCTCGCTCCAAATATAACTCTCTGTTTCCTTTCAATGAAGGGCTTCCTGTCTGGCACTCTGCCTTGTACCTCTTCCTTGCCAAAGCTCAATCCTGATATGTTGTATATGGGTGCCGACCAATTCGCTATCCTCATGTGTGCCACCATCTCTTCATTGGTCGCTAGTATTTTCACATTGGGAATTTCATTGCACATCTGCTCATACATGCTCATCCACTTGCTCATGCCCCATACGTGTACGAAGTCGTCAGGATCTATGGCCTGTGCCAAGCATCTCAGATATATCGTTGGTCTGTGTTTTTCTTCAACTTGGTGTAAGATGTAAGGCAGTGATTCCATGCCTGGTTGGAACATGTCCTCGAAGAATATCACATCCTTGTTCGTCACCTCACCGTTCCTCATCATCTGTACCAGATTCATCATCTGGCTCATGCCAAAGTAACTTCTGCCGTGTGCGTCTAACACCTGACCTACACTGATCGCTTTTGTGTCATCTATGGTTGTGCCTGGTACCACAACGTAATCAATTCCTCTTTTGTTGTATGCCCTCTCAGTCCAGTCCTGTAACTGTAGTGTGTATCTGCCTTCGTAGGGCTCTAGGCCCATGTAAAATATCTTCATAATTGTTTGACCTCATTTCCCCCTTGTGGGTTTGCGTATATGTGTGTTGTGTATCCTGCCATTGGATTCTGTGTGACGTACTCCATGATCTTATTTAGAGTTTCTTGATTGCCTTTGGAACTTTCTATGTATCTCTGGTAACAAGGTTCTTGCCTGTAGTGTTTCTTTGTGAAGTTGTCCATGACTATGGTACCACCCCACGTGGTGTCAAAGTCACTCAGATAATTCTCACTGTAGTACTCGAACATCCTATCGTGATTACAGTTCACATTGGCCTCTGGTTCAAATATCATTCTAATCAGCATGTTTTTCTTTCCACTCCTGTAGTTTAACTTGATATTCGCTTTCTGTCAATCCATGCCATCCAACACATCTACCGATAGGTGACCTGCCGCAAGGACAAGTTTCCTTCTTCTTGAATATGTCGTCATAGTTCTCCCTGTATTTGGAGTTTGACGGCCTAGATTTTCCGTCCCAACTACCCGGCATTTGCCTTCAAGTATTTGATCATTGTATCCACATCTGAAACTTCGAATGGATCATTGTCGTCACTGGCGTTGTTCTTGCCTTCTTCAACGAATGTTTTCACGACCTCTCCGTTGTCCACCAGCATTGAATATCTCCATGATCGCATTCCAAACCCCTGTTTAGGTTTGTTGACCAACATGCCCATGCCCTGTGTGAACACGCCTTCTCCGTCTCCGATTGGTTTCACCTTCTCGATCTTCTCATCTCTGAACCAAGCGTTCATGACAAATGCATCATTTACAGACAAGCAGTATACTTCGTCAACACCAAGAGCTTTCAGTTGATCATACTTCTCTTCGTATCCTGGTAGTTGTTGTGAACTGCAAGTGGGTGTGAACGCCCCTGGTAGGGCAAACACAACAACTTTTTTATCGTCAAAAATTTCCGCAGTATCAACGTCTTTCCATTCACCACCTATGAAAGTGCAACCACCCACTGCGTCGTTGTCGCCTGTTCTTGTTTTAAAGTTTGTATATGGTACTCTCACTATTTCCTCTCCTTGATTAGTTTGATCTTGCCCGTGTTTGTGTGCTTTATCCTGTGGTCATTCTGTAGGGCTAGGTGTAGGAAAGATTCGTACTTGTCTTCCTTGACCATCAGAGTGATGCAGTCGTCGTCATTGTCATCCCAGTCTGTGCCTGACCAGATGAAATCCTTGCCATACTTCATTCCCAGGTTGCCCGCCGTCGTGCATATGTTCGCCACTGCGTCCACCGTTGTGTATGAAGCGTTCAAGCCACCACCTTCTATGGGTAGGTATCCCATCCTAGATGTTGCCCTTGATTCTTTGAATTTAATCTCTTTCATATACTGCGTGTGAGCCATTCTCACCGTCCTCCGCTACGTCTATTTCAATCTTCCTACCTGGATATCTTTTCGCTATTGCAACGTACAAATCATCTGATATCATCTCACAAGATTTGTAATCCAGTTTCATCGTTCCGTCTGCGTACATGTTCTCCATCCATCTCTTGAACTGTATGAATTCTATGTCTCGGTCATCGTGGAAAACCTCTATGGCAACCTTGAAATGGAATATGTGTCTGTGAGGGTGTCCCAGGAAACTTACATCATATTCATCGCCAGTGGCCAGTTTGGGATCGTCCAGTGCCGCTGGATACTTGTGGATGCCTTCCTTACGGAATGTGACCCATATCATCTTGATAGCCTTGTTGGCCTGCTCTTTCAGAGCTTGATCTCTCATGTCTTCAGTGCTCATTTGTTTCGTTTCCTTTCCTTTTCTAACATGTCTTGTAATAATTCAACTTGTGCTTCTAGTTCTTCTACTCTTTTAACAAAATGATCGGCACCATACATACCCATCTTTTCTAATTTCTTATTGTCTTTGATCCAAGCATTGTAACTGGCTAGACCTTCTCTGTACTTAGATTGCTTCTTTGGCATCGCTTTCCTCTATTGGTTCGTCCTGTTTGTATTCTTTCCAGGAAGTGAATCCTGCACTCTGTTTGAAGTGATCCATTGTCATGGTCCACACACCTGGATTGGTGCTGTCAAAGTCCACATCATCCACTTTGATACATAGGTTGTCGTCATCCTCAGATTTGGGGAATATGATCGAACAGAAAGGTATGAACTTCTCGTGTGTCCATATGCCCTCGAATCTGGCTTTGACTTCCTTGTGTAGGCTGTGTGGATAGTCTATGGTCACGTAGTAACCTTTCCTAAGCAACCTGATCATCTGATTGATCTGTGTTGCGTGATTGTGCATAAATGTCCTGTTAGCACCAAAGTATATCGCTTCTGCACCGACCTTCTTGGCCATTTCTTCAATTTCGTCATAGTAGAGGTCATTCCTCGCAAGGAACAATGTCTGTTTTCCAAATGCCGGGGTGTGTTCCACTTCCAGTCCTGAAAATACACCTACACTATTACTCTTGCCTGTTTTGTAATCTCTGTCCATGTCTTATTATAATATTGTTTGACTAGTTTGTCAATGTCGCTTTTGCCCTTGCGATGGCGTCTTTGATCATCAACTTGGTCCTTTTCAATCTGGTAAGCACCTCCTTGCTTTCGGTACTCCTGTCTTTGAGTCTGTCTTTGGTAAGTTGTGCCACCTTCCTATCGAGATACTGGTGCTCGTCTTGTAGTTTCTTTAGTTTTTTGCTTTTTTTTCTTTTTGTTACCATGTTGTCCTCCTATTCAAATAAAGAACTGAAATTGTTCGTACCTTTACCACCTCCTGTTGCTCTGGCCCATCTGTTGCCCCTGATGTCTGCTAGATAACTTGATGCGTTTGCAATTACTTCCATAGGCTTCTCGCTGGTAAACACCTCTTCAACCAAAGTGTTGAAGTACAGTATGTTCCTCGGAACGTATATGCTTGGTTCGTCTGTCTTGTCACTTGCTTTTGTTTTTCTCCAGTGTTTTACTTCTGGTCTGTATTTCCTTGATTCTATGTCGTTGAGATCGTTTGCGATCTGTATTGCCCTGATCTGGTTGTACACGTTATGGGCCATCATTAATACATAACTGAAACTGTCCCAACTTGTAGCACCAATTTTGCCATTCTTGTTGACGTCCTGCTCGCCATACCAACATACATCTTTCATTTTCAATCTACGTCCAATACCACTGTCAAACGGAAACTGTATATCGGATCCTTTCAGTGTTTTATCATCCGGTGCCTTGTCCATCACGAACGACCACCTGTCTGGAGTGAATGAGTTGTGTGTATATACAAGTCCATTAGCAGTTGATAAGAATGCTGATGCACTGTCAAAACTTATTGTGAAGTTCGGGTTTATGTGTTTCCTAACCTGCCTCTGTACCTGTGTAAGATAACAACCCCAATCCATCTGTGACGTACCTAGTACGTGCATCCAATCTTTGCCGTCCAGTTTCTTCTCATCTCTCATTATGATTAGACGCTTGAGCATCACTTCCATGTCACACATGTTGATACCACCCATAGCCCATCCTTCAAATTCAAAATCTTTGACAGCGTCATACCATATCTGTGCTGTGTTCCAGTCATCTCCCTGTAACACGTTCAATAGTTTTGTTTGTCCTAGCCTGTTCTTCTGGAAGAACTTGTTATTGTATATGGTACCGTCCAGCGTGTCCTGGAAACTGTTCAATCCTGTTTTTGGTCTGTTGAGATCATCTGCCGCCCACGTGGGTACATCCAATGTCATGGCCCAATCGCTTGTGAGCTCTAGCCAGTTAAGTATGTCAGATCTAACTTTGTTTGCTTTGTTACCCTCGAAGTCCTTCCAATCAAATTTTATTACACCTTTACCTATCTGGTATCCGCCTGAGTCACCTACTATAGTAGAAAATTCTCTATCTCTGTTTACGAACATGTGATCTCTGTCGCCAACCTTTTCCATGTCCAAACAGGCATGTCCGGCCGAGTACAGTGCTGTGGGGTAAGTGAACATTCCTTCTTTTGGATTAATGAAGTTCAATCCTTCCACGCCATTCTCAAAGCCTTTTGGAATCCTGTCTTCGGATATGTGTTTGCCTTCTGAAACTCTCTGTTTGCTGATAAACGTGTTGTAGAAGTTAGATATAGCAGGCAAGAACACCGCGAAGTCTCTGCTCAACTCCCCTAAGTGTTCCTGCTTACTATTATCCGTCGTCATTATTGCGCCTGTGCTGGTATGATGTATTGATACTTGCCCAATCCTGAATCAACAGAGACCTGCATCGCACCCTCGTTAGAGAAGTGTAACGTGACCTTCGCTGAATCAGATAGTTTAAGTATTTGTAGCACCTGTCCTACAGGCCAACTCCAACCTTTGTTAAGTGTGCCCTTAACGTCAGTTGCGAATACAAACTCACCACCATGTGATGCCTGATCACCGAAAGTGAAAATCAAGTTTCCATCTTCAGTTCTCACAACAAAGGAGTTGTGTTCAGTGTTTGCAGTTGCCTGGAAGTTGAATCTTTGCACACTCGCCACTGAGGGTTCGATCTCCACGTCCCACTTAACACCCTTGAACTTCACGGTCTTAAGTTTCTCGTTGATGATCTCAGCGTTCATGAATCTGTAGTCATTCTTGAAGTCACCCTTTTCATTCTCGAAATGGATTCCTGTGGGAATAGTTGCACCGTTTCTCTCACCGGACAACACAGTTATGTTTGCCTTCTCCTTGTACTCCGGACACTTCAAGTGGATATCTAATTTACCCATTTGAGGCATACCAAATGTACCAGACATTTCTGTCTGTGGCTTGTGGAAAGACCCTTGCAGGATCACGGATCTGTCTTCTGCCATGGAGTCGATTGAAGTTTCCTTATCGTCTCCGGTGATTTTAACAAGATCCAAGAATCCCAGTCCATGCGTATGTTTAACGATGTCTTTTAAGATGTCTATCATAATGTTCTAATTGTATATGATATTTAGGTCTTAGTCTAGTGTTATTTCATTAACTTTGTACACAACTGGATTTTGTTTACCAGGTTTCTTGAATATTGCGTAACTGGCCTCTGGTCTGAATTGACCCATTTCCATTATTTCATAACCTTCATTTTTTATAATTTCCGTCATGCTAGTTTTGGTGTTGTAACTCCAATATCCGGATTTGGCCTGTGCTAATTCTCTGTCAAAGTGACAGTCGGCATACTGTATAAAACAGTGTCCGCCTGGTATCAGTACCCTGTTGATATCATGAAGATATTGTCTTATACGCTTCTGCGATAAAAAAACAAATGTGTCCCAACTGAAAACAAAATTACAACTGCCTGTTGGAATATTTGAACACGCGGCCTCTTCAGTCACGTAAAATTTTAGATATTTTTGATGTGCCGGAGGAAACATTTTCCTTATAATTTGTTCACGATCACCTAACACATCTAAGAAATAATTGAGCCGCCACGCCCTAAAATCCATAGAAAACATTCCGTTTCCTGGACCTATTTCGAGGCTGTTGTACATATTTGATCGCCCAAAACTATAAATTTTTGATCTTATGGCGTGTTTCAACATCTTATCAACTTGCTGTTTGATCAACTTATCCGCTAAATCGGCCCTAAACCAGTCTGTGGTTTTATCCAATCTATCTATCATTTCCTTATTGTTGGCATCAACAGCCAACTCAATGTCCTTCAGTATCTTTAGATTGGAATCTATCAACTCCTGCAGGTCCTCTTTTTTGACCCTTTCTAGTTTTTCGATCAGTAATTTTATTTCTTCTATGCTTAACATAATGATATTTAGAATTCAAACAGTTTGTTGAATGTGTTCGTGGTTTCTGTTGACTGCACGTCCCAACCCAATACTCCTATAAGGTTGTCGATCTTCTGGTCAAGTATCGTGGCCTCCATGGCATCACCGTCAAATGGCAGTTCTTTGAACCATTCCGGTATACGCATCTCATCAACAGGGTACGCAATACTAGTGTAACCCAGCGGATTCTGTTTTAGTTTACACACAATAACTTTGGCACCATCCGTTATTGGCATACTGTACTTGTCGCCATACATCTCTCTACACTTATTCCAGTTCATGCTGGCCCTAACATGTCCTGGCATGTTAGTCTTACCTGCCTTCTCTTCTGCCGCTGTGTACTTGGTCATGTTGTTTGCCCTCTTGGGAGAACCTTTCTCCCACCCTGGCCTAGATTTAAACTCTGCTCTGAATTCACTAATTTTTTCTAGCACTTGCTCTTCTGTTTTTCCTGTCAGTACCATGTACAGTAGGTCACTCAAGAAGTCCTGTACGAAAACAGGTGTGTCTGAACGTTTGAGATCCAATCCCATGGCCTTCATCTTGCCCTCCTTACCTTCTACATCAGCACGTTTGCCTTCCTTGTCATAGTAAAGCACGGCATATCTCTTCTTTGTGATGAACAATCCCTTAGACGCCACTAGTTCTCTGCCCGCGGCGATCACTTCACCACGTGTGCTGGGACAATGGAAGCCCTTGGTCATGAACGCTTTGAACGATCCATTAACCTCATCTGCTATCCTGTCATACAGTGCCACAACTGAATCTTTGGTCCATGGTATGACACCTTCATTGATCTCTTTCTGTAGTGTCTTGTATGCCGAGAAGTAAACAGAATCAGTGTCTCCATACACAACACTTTCACCCTTGTGGTCATACTTGCCAGCCACGATCTCATTGACCTTGCTGGCCATGTGTTTTGTGATACATCTGCCTGTAAGTGTTACTGATTGTCCTATCCTGATGTCAAAGAATCTACATCCTGGATTTAGTATCGCACCATACAGGCTGTTCAAGTTAATTTTTTTCACAAGTTGTCTCTTGTCCCAGTATTCCCTCTCGATCTCGTTGTCTCCACACTCACGCATCTTCTTCTGCATGTCCTGTCTCTCCGCGTACCAACGTTTCAACAGACCTGGAATAATTGCTTCATGTTCGTAAGTGAATATGGTACCATTAGCACTCAGCATCCATTTGTTGTTGCCATCGAATATGATCTCGTACAGTTGTGCCGCACTCATACGCACACTGGTTTTGTCCTCCCAGTCAACAATTATCTCCGTACCTTTCTCCTGATTCATCACGGCCTGGTACTCCCAACTACCAAACTGGCTGTCCCATGCCGCCGCGAATGATTTCTTGGCGTGTTTGGCCCTATTGATCTCTGCTGAAGTGATCACTGGTCTTATCTGACCCACTATGGTCTCAGGACCCATGTTCAATGCCCTGATCACACTAGGGTACAGTGAGTTTATGTCAACAGATCCTATCCAGTCGTGTATTCCTTTTTGTGGGGTCGCCACGTGGGCTCCTGCCGCAGGTTGATTCTCCTCACCGTCTTTCTTGTACTTCCTGGCCGGCACCTGCATTCCACGTCTGTGTGTTTCATTTACGATTGCCTGTTCTGTGACTGCAACTGCACCCATCGTGGTCTGTAACAGCACAGTGTTCTGGTGTGCTATCTCATTGGCCAGTTCTATGAACTTCAATTTCTTCTCAAGTTTGGCCAGTAGTGCTGTGTCCTGCCTGTTGTATTCTATGAACAATCCAAAATCATTCTTGTATAGGTTATCTAGCGATCCCTCATAAACTGTCTTCCTCTCACCTAGTTCATGTTCGCCTATTGCATCAAGCCTGAAACTGTGTCTCTCCTCATATGTGTATTTCCTGTATAGTTCCAACAAGTCCAAGTGTACACGACCCACAAGATCAAAACTCAATTGCTCCCGTCCGTATTTCTCAAACACCCTCTTCTTTGGTTTCTCTCCCCAGAAACACAAACGTCTCGTATCATCACCACTTAATACTTTCTGTATCCTACCCACGGTGTATGGGATATCGTAACCTTCACTGTTCCAACCCGACAGGATGTCTGCGTCCTGCACCAGTTCCAGGAATGCGTCCAGCATGTCTTTCTCTTTCTCGAAAAGCATGGTGTTGTCAAATCTTTTCGTCAGTTCTTTAGCGTCCTGCATACTGATCGTCTTGGGAGGCACAGCGAATGTGACCAGTTGGTCCGTCCAGCTCATGTAACAACTTATGGCAGTTATGGGCATGAACGGATCATCTGTTGTTGAATAACCCCGATCGGGATCGAAGTCCACTTCAATGTCGAAGAACATGACATTCAATTTGGGCGTCTCCTTGCCCAGGTAGTTCTCTTCCAGGCACCTGAACACGGGATTGATGTCATTCTCGTACAGTTGTTTGTTGGATCTTATTCGCTGTTCCTTTATGAATTCCTTTTGTGTGCTACACTGCACCCGCTGTAATGGTGCACCGGTCATTGACCTGTGTTTGCCCCTGGCGTCCTCGTAGTAGAACACGTACCTGGCATCATACTCCGTGAATATCCTGCCCTTCTTGGGATCACGTTCTACGACGTATATCTTGTCCTCGTCCTTCTTGTATAATGCATCTATGTAACTCATCTTACCACCATCCTGCGGCCACGCCGTATCCAAATATATTAACACAACTGAAGTAGAAAGTCAAAATCATCACCCATGCCGCGCCTCTCCTGTATGATGCGTAACACTGTGTGGTCGCACCAACGAAGAATGCTGGATACACTATGAGCATGTTGGGGTCTCTGGCGGATATGGCTAGGGTCATGCTGGCCGCAACCGTGAAAACGAAACTGACGAGTTCAAAATAGAACGCCGTCCTGTCACTCTCAAAACTGCGAAGCCAGAATGATCTGACTTTCGCTAACATTAAAGTTTGCCGGCCGTGTTAAGTATGCTCTCCAGCGTGTCCATCTCGTCTGCGATGTTCTGGTAGTTACCTTTGTGTGCAACGGATATCGCTTTGTTGATCAGTGCTGGTTTCAATTCTAGTTCTTCTGATATTGCTTTTACTGTGTCTTTCAATCCACCCTTCAAATCTTCTACTTCACCTAGTACCTGTGAGCCTTGGGAAATGATCTGGATCAATTTCTGCTTTTCAGCGTCGTTAAAGTTTCTTACTGCCATTTGTTTCTCCTGTTGTTTATGAAAGTATTATAATACACTTTTTCGTTTGTGTAAACTATTTTCTTTGTGGATCCATTATTGGTTTGATCTTGTCATCCCAATCCGTGCTAGATTCAAATATAGAGCACTCGGCAATAGTGGCGTCATCCACGTCTTTGGTAAATTTATTCCAGGTACTACTTGATTTCGATTTGTATCGAAAGTCTGAATTGATAATTTTACCAAACTCCTTGATATCGTCAAACAACGCATCGCAATCTTTTGATGTGAACACGGCAAAATTTTCCGTGAGTACCCTACGTTCTAGTCCGTTGTAAGACTCTCTAAGTCGATCAAAGTGAACTGGATTTGAGTGATGATCGAAAATCAAGGTATGCACCCCTTCTAATATATTGGGATCTATTTGATCATGTTGGACCGTGCCTGAAACTAGCAAATCAACTCCATCGAAATATTTGTTTTCATACCAATGATTATGGAATGTGTATTTGCCTTGATATCCGTATAGTTGTTTGTACTGCTTGTGCTTTCTACTGAGCCATGTGTTTGCAGGACATCCGTCAACGTTGATGCATTCTTTGATGCTGTCCACTCCATATTGAGATATAAAGAAATCTAGATTTGAAAATCCACCTATCCACCCAACTTTGTTTGGTTTGAAATTATGCATTACTTTATTCAACAATAGGTAATCAACGAATCGGTAAGGCAAGTACATGGTGTCTTCCTTGATTAACTCTTCATGGTGGCTGTCGTTGATTTGTTTCTTGAGGGTGTACCAAAATTTCCAGTCCATGGAACTATTTAATTAGGTCCAGCAGTGATACTATTTCTTCTTGGTGGCCACGTTCTTGGCCTTGCCACGTCTATTCTTGTTGGGATCTTCTCTTCTCTTCCTGCTGGCCGCCGACTTCCTGCCTTTCTTGCCCAGTGCGTGTGCTTTCGATCTTGGTAGGCACTTGGGTTTTCCTTCCTTGCTGGAACCCCTCGCACAGTCTCCCCTGATCTTGCCATCAGGACCAAAACGCACCCATTTGTCCTTGAACCATTTCTTGAGGTCCTCGTTCAGTGTTTCTGAGAACACCAATTCACCACAGTTCACACAGAAGTCTACGTCCTCTTTCT